ATGACAGAGCCGAAGCCCCTCACCCCGGCCGACCCGGCTGACCTCGAGGAGGCCATCTTCTACGCCTTGCGCTTCGGCCTGACCGGGAAGGCGCACAGGAAGAGGATCCGCGAAGATCCCCGTTGGATGGCCCGGCACATTGTCGAGCACCTGGCGCGGGCGAACTATCGGTTCATGAAGGGGCCGCCGCTACCGAACCACAGCACCAGCGACTTCGGCGCGAACCCCGGCGGCCTGCCGGATGGGTGGCGCGAGTAGATGACGAACCCCCGCCCGCAGGGGACGGGCGGGGTACTCGGATCGGAAGTGAGCGCAAGCCGGCGCCGGAAAGCAGCCTAGGCCGGGTTCGCTGCAAGGTTGTGGTCACGAAACGGTGTCCGGATATCCTGTGGATAACGGGAGCGGATCGTTCCGGGGTGGAACCATGGCGCCGCTGCTTCCGCTGTCGCCCCCGGCCGGCATATTCTCGCGTCCTCGCCCGGGAGACATGGCCCTGCGCCCGACCTGCCACGATTGCCGCCACGCTGCGGAGCATCTTCGCTGCGCCGTGGCGCCGCAGTTCCCGGTGCCGCAGCCCGCCAAGCAAACCTGCTCGCGCGGAACCTGGCGCGTACCGTCGAGCAATGAGGACTGCCCCGTGTGCAAAGGCGCCGGGTGGCTTGTGGTGCCCGGCCCCGCCCCGCAGGACTATGAGGAATGCGACCTCTGCTTCAACCCGGAAGGGCGGCCGAGCCCATAATCTCTCTTGTCGAACGAGCGGCGCAGTAACAAAAAGGACCCATTAGAGACAAAGCTGGCCCGGGAGACAGTCAGTGCTTGCGGATGCGGAACTCAAGTTGCTGCTGACCCTCGCGGAATGGGCGCTGGCGATCGAGGAGGCTAATGGGCAGGGGTTCGGCCCCTCCTCGTCCTTCGAGAACATTCAGGCGGCCCTGGGCAGGCTGAAAGAAGCCATGGCCGCGGAGCGGGGCCGGTGAGCCAGGCTGAGATGGACGCGGCCGAGGACGCCGAGCCCACGGCCGAGGAGACCGCCCTCCCCTCCCTGTGGAAGCCCGACCGCGCGCTGCAAAACGGCTTCTACGACCCGCTCGCCATCCAGATACCACGCACGCCCAAGGGCTACGGAAGCCATGAAGGCTTCGTGGTCTGGCCGAAGGCCGAGGCCGAGCGCGAGGGGCCTCGGGTCATGCTGCTGGGCAACTCGTCCAGCATCTGGCCCGGCCACATCTGGGGCATCCACGCGGCGCAGGCGCTCAAGGAGCAGGGGCTACCCATCACCGTCCTGAACGGTGCTGTCCGCGCGCACTCCTCCGCCCAGGAGCTGATGCGTGTCATCCGGGACGTGCCAGCGATCCGCCCCGATGCCGTTGTGGCCTTGTCCGGCATCTGCGACGCGGCGGGCATCGTCATGCGGAGCGACTACCCCTTCGCCCACCGCTACGGCGACGCGCTCGCCAAGGCCGTGATCGACGCCGGCCTGGCGAAGGGCATCTCGTTCGGCGCCAAGGACCCGCGGTCGTGGGGCCGCTTCTGGCTCGACAACCACCGCTTTGCTGCGATGATCTGTGAGGACCTGGACATCCCCTACAAGGCCATCCTCCAGCCCGTTCTGGGTGTGGGCGCCTATCAGCCTACCGCCGAGGAACAGGCCATCATCGACAGCAAGGCCAACAAGATGCTGCGGACGGGGCTCCGCTATCTGGCGGGGCTGCGGGAGTTCTATGGCGAGGTGCAGGAGGCTCTACGGTCGGAGCCGCGCCGCTACGGGCATGTCGTGGATCTATCCGACTGCCTAGTGGGCGAGACAGGTTGCTTCGGCGACCACCGCCACCTCAACACGAAGGGCAACGCCCTGCTCGGGGTGGCCGTGTCGCGCGTGCTGGGGCCGATGCTGCGGACGGCCTGAAACGCAAAAAGCCGCCCCGAGGTCTCCCCCGGGGCGGCTCTAAGCTGGTCAGGATGAAGCGACGGGGCCGCTGATCAGGACCTCTCGCGCGGGCGGGCGGGCAGCGTGCAGGCCGACGGTGTAGCTGACCGTCACCTCCTCGATAGCGAAGCCGCCGAACACCTCCCGCACCCCCGGCGTGTCGTTCAGGGAGAGCAGGAAGCGACCCTTCAGGCCGGCGAGCTGGTCGGCCAGGCGCTCGAAGTCATCGCGGCTGAAGACGCCGTCCCCATAGTCCCCCTCGCAGCCCCAATAGGGCGGGTCGAGATAGAACAAGGTGCCCGGCCGGTCGTAGCGGCGGATGAGATCGGCATAGGGCAGGCGTTCGATCACCACGCCGGAAAGCCGCTCATGCACCTCCTCGAGGACGCCGGCGAGCTTCGCCACGTCGAAGCGGGCCGGCACCGTCGGCGCCACGCCGAAGGTGCGGCCGGAGACCTTCCCGCCGAACCCGAGCCGCTGGAGGTAGAGGAAGCGGGCCGCGCGCTCGAGGTCGGTCAGCGTGTCCGGATTCGCGGCGTTCAGGCGCTGCCACTCCGCGCGGCTGGTGAGCTGCCAGCGGAGCATGTCCATGAGCGGCACGTAGTGGCGCTGCAGGATCCGGAAGAGGTTCGCGACGTCGGTGCTGATGTCGTTGATCACCTCCGCCTTCGCCCGGAAGGGGCGACGGAGGAACACCCCGCCCATGCCGATGAAGGGCTCGACATAAGTCGTGTGCGGGATTTCGCCGAGGCGGGCGATGATCCGCCGCGCCAGGTTCTTCTTGCCGCCCAGGTAAGCAGCGGGCGGCATCGCCGGCAGGGCCGGCGAAAGGGTGGACTCCATGTTCTCGGGACGTTCTACTAGCCCCCTCCCCGGCCGGGGGAAGCGGGGCGGTTTATCCGTGCATGGTCACCAGCCATGCGGCTCGGGCAGTTGCAGCTGCCTGGGCCCCCGCGCCGGTTGCGCGGCGGACGTCGCCGAGGGCTCCGATATTGGCTCTGGCCCGCAGCGAATTCTAGACGGCTGGCAATCGCGTGTCGCCGTGGCTTAAATCGGACAAATCTGCCCGAAGAAGCTTGACGCTCGGACACGAATGTCCGATACCATCCTCATGAAGCCCGCCGACCTCCTCCGCCGCCTCAACCGCCTCGCCACGAAGCGCGGCTGGTCGATCGAGGTGAAGGAAGGCGGGCGCCACACGAAGCTGACGCTGAACGGCCTCTCCACGGTGATCCCCCGGCATCCGGTGGACCTCAAGACTGGCCTGCACCGCGCCATCCTGAAGCAGCTGGGCATCACCCCAGCGGACCTGGAGGAGTGACCCCCATGCGCTACGCGTATCCCGCCGTGCTGACGCCCGAGGACGAGGGTGGCTTCAGCGTCTCGTTCCCCGATGTGCCAGAAGCCCTGACGCAAGGGGAGGACGAGGCCGAGGCGCTGGACATGGCCCAGGACGCCCTGGTGGCGGCGCTGAGCTTCTACGTCGATCGAGGCCAGCCGCTCCCCGCGCCGTCGGAAGTGGCGGGCGCACACCTGGTGCCTGTGCCGGCCATGGCGGCCGCCAAGCTGGCGCTCCACACCGCGAAGGTGGCGCAGGGCATCAGCAACGTGGAGCTCGCGCGCCGCCTGGGGAAGAACGAGAAGGAGGCGCGCCGCCTGCTCGATCCCACCCATGGCAGCCGCTTCGAGGTGCTCGAGGCGGCGCTGCGCGCGCTGGGGCAGCGCGTGGTGCTGGAGGTGGAGGAAGCGGCCTGAGGACCTACAGGCCCAGGGCCCGCGCCGTCACCGGCCCGACCACCCCATCCACCTGCAGCCCGCGCGCGGCCTGGAACTGCTGCACCGCCAGCTGGGTTACCCCGCCGAAGTCGCCATCCACCACCAGCGGAGGCCGGCGGCCGAGGCCGTTCAGCGCGCGCTGCAGGCGGCGAACTGCCTCGCCCTCCATGCCGATTCGCAGCATGCCGACGATGGGCAGCGCCGGCGCGGGCGTGCCGGCCAGGTCCGCATAGACGGCCGCGAGCTTCTGGTCATAGGCGTTCTGGGCGTAGCTCGGCCCGTTGTATCGCCGCGCAAAGGCCGCCCAGGCGCGGGCGCGCAGCAGCGGCGCCAGGCCCTCGTGGATGATGAAGCCCACGAAGGCGTCCAGCTGCCGCCCCTCGCTCTCCCGCATGGCCGCGACGAAGGACTCCACGTCCTCGTGGCCGCAGGCGACATGGTTGGAGCCCAGGATCTGCGCCAGGCCCCAGGAGGCGCTGGAGAGCGCCGCAGCGCGGTCCAGGGAGGCGGCCTGCTCCAGGCGCGGCCACTCCCCTGTCCCGCCGGCGTAGAGGCGCCGGTCCCAGGGCTGGGCCGAGATGCGCGGATGGCTGGCGTCCCAGCGCCGCTTCGTTGCCCGGCTGAAGAGATGCGCCTCGAAGAGGATGCGCGGCCGGCCGTCGGCGAGGAAGCCGCCGGCATTGCCGGTCTCGACCGTCAGCACCGTCTGGACCGTCGGCACGTCCACGCCCAGGGCCATGGCGGCGCGGGCGCGGTCCGCGGGGGTCAGCCCCCGCCCCTGCCCGGCCATCAGCCGGCCAGCCCGCGGAGGCGGGTCAGGGCGCCGGACAGCGCCCCCGTGACCTCGGCCGGGTTCAGCCCGGCGCCGATCGCCGTCCTGGCGCGCTCCTCGATCAGCTGCTGGGTGCTGCCGAGCACCAGGTTGCGGATCTCGGCCGGGTTGGTGCTCTTCAGGAGGTCGAGCGCATGCCGGCCGGCGGCGGCCAGGTCGGCCGAGAGCTTCGCCTCCGCCGCGGCGATCTTCTCCGCCGCCTGCGGGTCCTCCTGGATGACGGCCAACAGCTGCAGGCCGGCGCGCAGGCCCATCGCGGCCAGGCGGTCGAGGGCGGAGGCCTTCTCCCGCTCCTCCGCCTCCGCAGCCTCGGCCCGGGCCTTCAGGGCGGCGGCCTTGTCGAGCGCCGCCCGCTTGAGGGAGCGCCACACGGCGCCGGCGGCGGCCAGGGCCAGGGTGAAGAGCAGCTCGGTCGCATAGGCCTGCGCCTGGGCGGCGAGCGCGCTGATGAGCTCGGGCATGGAGATCTCCGGGCCGCGGACGCGCGGCGGCGCCGCCGGCGTGAGCTCGGCGGGGGCTGATGGGCTCGAGGAGGGGCTTGGAGAGGCGGCTACGGCGCCTCGAGGTGGGTCCGGATCGGGAGGACCCAGGGAACCGGGCGCAGCTCCAGGGAGGGCGCCGGCAGGGTGAAGCTGCCGCTGCGGCGGGGCGTGGGGTTTAGCCGCAGCCCGTTCTGGACTAGTGCGTCACGCATGTTGGTGACCACATCGCCCCAGGCTCGCAGGCGATCGTCCTGCACCCGGTTCGCCTCCTCCCAGCGCCGCTCGGCCGAGGCCTGCGTCGCCCGCAGCTCCACCACCAGCTTGTCGAGGGCGCGGATGTCGACGGAGAGCGCGGCGAGGTCAGCACGGGCCTCCGCCCGGCCGGCGCCCGCGGCCGCGGTCGCGGCGGCCAGGCCCGTCCGGAGTGTCGCGAGCTCCTCGCGGACGGACTTCAGCTCCGTCGCGAGCGCGCCGCTCTCCCGGCCCGAGCTGATGAGGTTAGAGCTGATGAGCAACACCGACCCCGCCGCGGCGACGATGAGCGTCAGCCATGGCGAAGGGCCGCCTGCGGGCGGGTCCTGACGTGGCATGTGTGGATTCCTGTGAGCGGGCGGGGCGAGCTCGATGGTCGCGCGAGGCCCGTCTGATCAGACGCTGATAGCGGCGGCGGCCCGGAACAGGTCGTCCAGCTGCTGTTCGGTGAGCTGCAGGCCGACGGCGAGGTCCGCGATGAGGGGGCTGGCGCGCATGAAGGAGGCCTTGTCCCAAGCCTCCCGGAGCGTCACCGCGCCGAGGGTGTCGCCGGCCTCCTCCATCGCGGCCGCCTTGGCCTCAACCGCCGCGGCCGCGCCGTCGAAGAGGCCGGCATGGTGGAGGGCGGTATGGGCCTGGAAGTTGGTCACCTCGGGCGGCACATCGCCCATCCAGGAGCCGTGCAGCACCCGGGACAGCTGCGGGCCCATGGTGAGCACCCCAGGGGGCAGCGGGAGCGGCTCGGGCGCCCGCACAGTGGCGTAGGCGACCCCGTCCAGCACGAGTGGGCCGATGACGTTGACCTGGCCCACCAGGGCAGCCGCCATAGCAGCGGGCGGGCCATACCAGGCGTGATCGATCAGGGCTTCGCTCATGGGTGCACCTTTAGGCGGCCAAGGCCTGGAGCTGCGCACCGGTGCGCTGCACCGTCAGCAGTCCCAGGCTGTCGAACTCGACAACGGAGGGGAAAACCGCGTCCCCATTGCGGGAGGCCATCCACCCCCGGTTCAGACCGATTGGCAGCTGCAGGCCGGCGAAGGAGAGCGGCAGGCGGGCGTCGATGGTGATGAAGCATCCCGCCGGGCCCCAGCTCATGGCGAAGCGGTGGAGGGTGTTCGCCTGCACCCACCCGCTCGCGGCGTCCTGCAGGTTGCTCCCGGCACGCTGGCCCTGCGCCACAATCGCGCCGCCGGTCGCCACCCGGAACCAGATCCCGTTCGCGGTGGTACCGTCGGTCACGCTGATCACAGCCTGATAGGCGGCGGCCAGCACTGGCAGCAGGAAGGTACCGTAGAGCGTGCCCTGGGCGGCCGGGACCGTGAAGCTGGCGAAGTCGGCCGCACGGGTGGCAGCCACGCCCGCCGTGGTGATCCAGGAGGTGGGGAAGGTTCCCGGCTCCAGCTGCGCGAAGCGCACGTCGCCGGCGACGGTGAGCGTCAGCGTGCCGGCGGGCGGCGTGAAGACCAGGAAGACGCGGTCATTCGCCCCGGTGCCGGCCAGGACACCAGCAGCGGTCCCGGACAGGGTCACGCTCCCGGTGCCCTCGAAGGACAAGGTGTAGGCCTGGGCCGTGACAGCCACGGACTGCGTCGCGAGGGCTGCCGAGTTCAGCAGCAGGTTGGGCCGCTGCAGGCCCTCGATCAGCGCGCGGCGCGCAGGCCCGGTGCGGCGGAGGGCGTTGACGCCGTAGGTTTCCCAGCCAGCCCCGCTGATCGGGCGGGCATTCGCGGCGGAGGCGCGGGCAATCTGACCCGCGAAGCTGCTAGGCCCGACCAGCCGCCGCACACCCTGCCGTCGCATGAGGATCGGGAGAGCGGCGAGCACCTAGAGGTACCACCCGCCCCACTGGATGGAGCGCTCGGCGAGCTGGTTTGCCGCGGCCTTCAGCCGCAGCCAGCGAAAGCCCATGATGAGCCCGGGCTCGATCGCGATAATCTGCCCCGCAGCCCCCGCCAGGGTGATGGCCGCGCCGTAGCGATCGACCACGTCTTTCCAGTCGGCGCTGCCGGCCGCTGGCATGGTCTCCGTGACTGCCGCCTGAACGGTCAGCGCGACACCCGCCGGCCAGTCGCTCGGAAGCAGCAGCCAGGAGAGAGGCCGCTGGCGAATGTCCATGCCGGAGCTGGTCGCCGCGCCGTTCGGAATGACGGCAGCGGAGCCGGCGAGAATGATGTTGGTCAAGCGTGTCCGCTCCTGCCGATAGGTGGTGCCGAGGCCGCTCAGGCCGGCGGCAGGATGAGGGAGGATTTCGTGCCCAGTGCGCGAGCCCAGGCAGCGAACTGCAGCTGCTCGGCCAGCAGGTTCACCGGGTCCTCCCAGATCGTGACGAGGAAGATCTCGCTCTTGCCGCCGTTGCCGGTCGTATGCCGGTGCGAGCCGATCAGGAGCGTGCCGGAGCCGGCAGCACCACGCGGGTTGGTATTGCCGTCTGGGCGGCTCGCCGTGCCCAGTAGGTCCTTCGCCGTGGCGCCGGTACCCGCGTGGCCGATCCCGAAGAACAGGCTCCAGTCCGACACGTTCGTGTCGATCAGGTTTCCGGTGCTGGCAAAGGTCTGCACCCCCGAGTTGAGGGTGGCATAGCCGCACCGGATGTTGCCCTGCATGATTCCGGGCGCCCCGGAGGCCGCGACATCCCCGTAATAGAGGGCGGTGCCGTAGGCGGTGCCCGGGCTCCCATAGTTGCTGACCAACGGGCAAATGGCGCCGGCGCCCGCGTAGCGCGCGAGCACGGCATAGGTGAAGTTGGTGGTCTCGGTCAGCAGCGTGTCGAAGTAGTGCGTCCCGGCCGTGGTGATCATGCCCGTATCGGTCAGCTGCGGCGTGCCGATCACCTGCAGCTTGGGCCCGGCCGGGTTGAGCAGGTTGAGGCGGCTGCGCTCCTCGCGCTGGGCCAGCGTCTCGCCGGGCAGCGCGGGGCCGCCCAGCTTGTAGATGGCGCGCAGTCCCGCCAGCCGGATGTCCGGGATCATCCCGTTGGTCTCGGCCGGGTTGGGCGTGCCGGCCACCTCGAGGAGGGTGGTGCTGAAGCTCATGTCAGGGCTCCGGGCCTATGCGGCCGTGGCGGCCTGGACATCGGCCAGGCACAGGTTCTCGGACGGGTAGGAGAGGCCCACGAGGTCGGCGATGTTCTCGTCAGCGGTCTGGCCGGAGCCGGCCGTGTACTCGTAGCGGTAGACGATCGGCGTGCTGTCGCTGTCGGAGAGGCAGATCGGCGCGCCAGCCCCACCCGCGCGCCCGACCCAAACCGTGACCGTGCCGACGGGATCGCGCCCGAGCGTCGCGACGACCAGGCGCCCGCGCTCGAACTGCGTGCTCTCAATCGGGAGCACACCCGCGCCGTCCTCGGCATAGATGCCACGGCTGGTGGAGGTCTCGATGCCGGAGGGCGCGCGACCGACATACGCGGTGCTGACCTTCACCTCTCCTTCTGGCAGATGCATCAGGCCGACCAGGGTGCGGCCGCGCACCGTCCACCGGATGACGCGAGTGCACTCGAACCCCTCGCCGTCGATCAGGGTCTTGGCTGCCACCTTGCCGGCCGTGCACCCGCTCATGCGGGAGCCGTTGCTGGTCAGGTGGTCGTCCTTGTCCGGCACCGCCTGGTCATTGGCGGCGATGAAGACGCCGGGGACGGTGCGGGCCACCTCGATCTGGGCGCGGGCGATCGCCAGCTGCTGGCTGTCGCTCGTGTACTGGCCGCCCGTCTGGATCAGGTAGATCGGGACGATGCCCGTCTGCCCCGGCACTTGGGACGCCACCTCGGCCCGCATGGCGGCGATGAGGTTGGTCAGGCCGGTCACATAGGCGGAGAAGCTGGTGCCGATCGCATAGTCCTGCTGGCCCTGGCTGTAGAGGATGCCGCCGACACCGAAGGTGAGGCCCGCAGCCGCGGCCTGAGCCTTGGCCGCTGCGATGGCCGCCTGGAAGCGCCCGAAGCGGTTGGGTGAGGCGCCGGGCATCAGCTCCGCGACGCTCATCCCGCCCACACCCGTGGAGGCGAAGACGAAGCGATTCGTCGGGTCGCCTCCGGGCTTGCCGCGGGCCCGCAGCCAGGCAGCCCGGAACTGCGCAGCGAAGCCTTCGAGCGGCGTCTCGCCGAGGTTGCTCGCCCCGAAGGGAAGCGCCGCGACCTCGGCATCCGTCATGACGGTGTTGGTGCCGCTCATGACGGTGGCCTTGAGCGGCGTCAGCGTCGCGGAGCCGCCCAGCGGGTTCCAGGTGGCCGTCCCCCAGCCATGGACCGCCATCCCCATCATCAGGTTGTCGTAGAGGAGGTCGTTCTTGGAGAGCGCCGGCCACGTCTCCCATCCGGCGGCGTGGGACTGGCCATAGCTGATGAACAGCTCCAGCCCGGCAGTCGGCTTGCGGAGATCCACGACGCGGCGGCGCACCTTGTCGGAATAGGCGCGGGCCTCTGCCGCGAACGCGGCCATTTCCGCATCGGTGAAGGCGGAGGAGGATCCACCGCCCGTGATGCTGTCCTCGGCGGGATAATCCGCGCGGCGGAGGTAGCCGCCCTTGGTCAGGCGGAAGCCCAGGAAGCTGCCGTCCAGGTAGCGCAGCACCAGCGTGATGCCGGGCATGCTGATGGAGCGGACCGGCAGGTCCGAATAGGTGATCTTGCCCGTCGGGCCCCAGGAGAGGATCACGCCGCGCGGGCCGGACAGAGTCCAGCCGCCGTCCGCCAGGCGCTGCACCATGAGGCCGCCGGCGGCGAAGTGCTTGGGGCCGTACTCGAAGATGGAGAAGCCATCGAGCAGGGTGGCGTAGGTGATGGAGATCCCGTTCCGGACCAGGCCGGTGATGGTGCGGAGCAGGCCTCCGCCCCAGCCGACGCTCGGCCCCTGCGTGCGGAGACCGTCCGGCGTGAGGCTTCCAGCGACCTTCTGCTCGGCGGCGGCCAGGCGGCCGTCCAGGCCGACGATTGCCCCTGCGGCGGCCGCCACTGGCGCCGCCGTCTCCTGCGTCTCGTCGCGGTACTGGCGCGCGGCCTCGGCCGCGGCCACGGCCTCGGCTCCGCTGCCGAATGCCGCCCAGCCCTGGCCGACCTCTCCGACGCCCTCGAAGCGCTTGGTGTCGCGGTTGAAGCGGAACATGCCCTCCCGGAGGAGGACCGGCCGCTCGGCCGTGGTCCCCGCCGCGACGATGTCCGCGACCTGAGCGGGTAGCCCCTCCTCGTCGGGCAGGATCGTGACATCGCCGTCCTTCGCGCGGCGGCGCCAGTACTCGCTGGTCGCGACGGCGCGGCCGGCCTCGGGAAGGAAGTCGCCCTGCGCAGGGTCCGAAACTTTGAGGCCCGGCTTCGGGACAACGTACATCGTTCACCTCTCCAGGGAGCGGCAGGCCGGCACGCGGCATCGCCGCGCACCCCGGGGGCGCACGGTCGTGCCGGTGTCGGATGGCGTGTGGGTGCTGGTTAGGGGCCGGGGACGTGGCGCCGGCCGCTGATCACTCGACCAGCTGGCGATCGATCACCCGCGTGGTGCTGGCGATCTCGACAAGGGTCAGTCCCTCGTCCGGGTGGAACTCGTCCGCTGGGTTCCAGAGAATGACGTTCACGACCTCGCCCGCCTCGAATTCGAGGATGCTGCCATCCGCCTGGGGCAGAGACAGGCTCTGCGTCGCGATCAATGCATAGGTGGCCATGCTCACCACTCCACGATCACGAGGCCCGGGGCGCCGTTTCCGCCGCCTCCGCCGGCGACACCGCCGGGACCGCCGGCGCCGGGCATGGCCGCCGGACTGCCGTTCTGGGGGACAGTCGCCGAGCTCGCCGCCCCGCCCGGGGGTGAGGAGCCGAACGAGGCACCGCCGCCGCCGCTGAGGACGCCGCCGTCGCCGGTCACGAAGCCAGTGCCGGCACCCTGTCCGACCTGGTTGAAGGTGCCGCCGGCCGCGGTGCCGCCGGCGCCGCCGGGGCCGCCAATGGCGCCATTCCCACCGGCACCGCCGGCGCCGGGGTTGGCCGAGGCGATGCCGGCGACCAGGCTGACGCCGCCCGCCCCGCCCGCTGCCCCAGGCACGCCGCCGGCGCCGCCCGCACCGACCTGGATGGACAGCACCTGGCCCGGTGTGACGGCGACCCATCCCTCGGTGAACCCGGCCCCGCCGCCGCCGGCGCCGGCGCTGTTGGCATTGGCCGAGCCGCCCCCGCCGCCGCCGCCGCCCCAGATGCGGAACCGCATGCGGGTGACGCCCGCCGGGACCGTCCAGCTGCCGCTCGAGGCATAGACCACCATCTGGCGGCCCATCAGGGAGCGGAGCGCCTGCAGCAGCTGCGTCTTGTCCGCCCCAGTGTTGTCGGGCGCGATGCCGACCGCCTGCAGGACGGCCATGAGCTCGGCGAGGACGATGTTGACCACATCGGCATCGAGGATCGTGGCTTCCTGGCCCGCGGCCGGGTTGCCGTTGGTGCCGTAGCCGGGCGTGCCAACAGGCGCGGCCACAGCCGGCAGGATGCCGACCTGCGTGCCGTTCGCGATGAGGCGCATGGCGTCTCCTAGGAGTACTGGAAGAGAAGGGTCGTGTGGGCAGGTGACAGGCGCCGCATCTCGCACTCGAGGACCGTGTTCCCCCAGTCGCGGTAGCGCTCCCCCAGGCCACTCACGCCGAGGCGGAAGGAGCGCACGGTGGTCGTCGGGGCACGGATCGCCCAGACATGGGCCCAGCGCTCATCGTTCAGGCGCGAGCCGAGCCGCATGGCGCCCAGGCGGGCCGGCGCGTACTCGACAATGCTGACGCTGTAGCCGAGCCGGGCCGCGACGTTCACGAAGTAGGGCACGCTCTGGCCCCCGCGCGCCGTCAGCTTCGCGGTCACCTGCGCGCGGCGGAGCTGCAGGGACGGCGCTGGGCCGGCGCAAGGGTCCGGCAGGCCGAGGGAGAGCTCCCATTCCGGCAGCAGGTCGTAGGCGGTCGCCGGAAAGGCGCCGGCCAGCAGCGCACCGGCACGAGCGTGCAAGCGGGCTGCGCTGGTCGCGATGCCTCGGCAGACCCGCCCGATCGCGGTCGTGCCTCCGCCGGGCCAGACGGCTCCCTGGGGCAGCAGCGCACCCAGGATCGCGGCATGATCTGCCGCGTTGCGCTCGATCAGGGGCATGTGGTCAGGCCCAGCTCAGGGTGCCGAGCACCGGCAGATGACCGGTTGGCGGCGTGATCGAGGAGGTGCTCAGGGTGAAGCGCTCGACCCCGTCCACCCCATCGACCGCGGCGAAAAGGTCGTTCTGGTAGATCGTGCCGCCCGGGCTGCCCTCGCGGCGGAACATGGCGCGGAGAGCAGTCTCGATCGCTGCGCGCGTCGCGGAGCTGTCCGCCGCCAGGTCGGAGATGGTGATGTCGACCGGATAGGGAATCGGCGAGACCACATGGACGAGGGCCGTGGCCGGGCGAAGCGGAAAGAGGTGGTCCGCCACGATGCGCTGGTCGCCCGTGGCGGCGATCCCACGCGTCTCGGCACCCGCGACGCCGTCCGTGCCCTGCGGGAAGCCGTCATGGGCCGCCTGCGCGTCGTCCAGCATGACGTAGACCACGACGGTGCCGGCACCGGCGCCGCTGGGTGCCACCCAGGCGCGGGTGACACCTGCGACTTCCATGGCCCAGCGCGTGTAGTCGCTCGGTGCCCCGCCCTGGGGCGGCTCGGCATAGCGAGCCAGGATGCGGGCGCGGAAAGCCTCCTCGCCCTCCTCATCGGCCCCGCCGGTCGCCGGCGTGGCGAGCGTGGCGGCGGAGGTCACGCCGGAGAGGGCGCCGCTGAGGGCCAGCTGGGCGCCCTGCAGCGCATTGCCGACCGCCCCGGCCTCCTCGGCCTCGATCGGCAGGGTCACGGTCCCATTGGCGCCCACGGTGCCGAGGGCGGTCGTGCGGTAGCTCAGCCCGTCGGCTGACCTAGCCAGGCGGGTCCCATCCGGCACCTGACTGCCCGGCGCGCCGGTGAAGGTCGCCTGGGCTGTGGCCGTGGCGGCATCCTTGCGCAGGACGCCCACGAGAGCGCCCCAGGCGACCAGGAAGGCCCCGGTAGCCGTGAAGGGCGTGGCCTGCAGGGCAATCCAGTCGAGATAGCCGTAGAGGCCGTGCACCAGCCCCGCCATGGCCTTCGCCATGATGGCGAGGGGGGAGGCTCGGAGAACCACGCCGCCGACGATCGCGGCCATGTCTTCCCGGGCCTGCCGCACCAGGGCGGTCAGGGTCGGTCGCTCGAAGGCCATTCGTCAGATCCCCTGCCAGGCCCATTCGGCCCGGAGCGCGGCCTGCAAGCCCTCGCCCTGATGGATGATGATGGAGGCAGCCATGCCGGTCGGGGTGCTCCACACGGGCTCGACCTCGACCCGGGCTGCGACCTCATCCTCTACCAGCCAGGCAAGGGCCTCTTCGATGTAGCGGCGCGCGCGGCGCAGGGTCTCCGGCTCGCGCTTGGCCCGGCGGAGGAGCCAGAGGCGGGAGCCGATCGGCTGCTGGTCCACGGTGTTGCCCCACCAGCCGCGTCGGTCCGTGCTGCCAGCCGGCAGCTTGTCGTCGTCTGCTGCCCGGGCATCGGTGAAGAGGCTGATCATCACCGCGGTCTCGAGGGCCGGCGCGGTCAGCAGCTCGCCATTGGCCGTGAATTGCCAGTCGCCCTGGGTGCGCTCGGCATCCCAGACGATCGCGAAATCGCCTTCCATGAGGTTCCTCTTTGCCCGGCATGCGCAGGCGCCGCCTGTCAGGGCGTAGGCGGGCCTGACTGGCCGCCGCCGGGCATGACGCTCGTGTGCTTGTGCTCGAGCAGGCTGATGGTGCCGGCTTTCACGTCCCCGGTCGCCTCGATGTCGCCGTCCTGCAGCAGCTTCGGCACGCCGGTGATGGTCAGGTTGTGCCCGCCCCCGTCGATGCGGATGCCCGTCCTGCTGAGATGCACCTTGTGGCCAAGGTCGTCATGGATCGCGACCTCACCCTCCTCCAGCTCCAGCTGGTAGCGGCGATCGTTGGTCGCGATGATGACGCCGGATCCGCGATTGCCGCCGACGAAGATCACCACGGCGTCGGCGCCGACCTTCGCGCGGGAGGTAAGGCCGTACTGCTGCACCGAAGGCGTGCCGTCGCGGACCTCCGCCCCATCGAAGCGGCACTGGTACCGGCGCACGCCGCTGCCGCCGAGCACCTTGGAGGCGCTGATCCTGGCAATGCCCACGACCGACATCAGGCGCCCGTAGAGACGCTCCACCGTGCCGCTCATGGGATGGGCCCTCCCCCGCCCTCGATCATGCCCCTCTCGTTCAGGGCGGCGTCCAGCTGCGCGTCGAAGGCGGCCAGCAGGATGGGCTCCGGGAGGAAGGCGTCCTCTGGCATGAGGGTGACGTCGGTCAGCGTGCCCTGGGACCCGCGCCGATACGTCACCTCCGCGATGACCCATTCCTTGTCGAGCAGGCCAAGGCTGGGCAGATGCACCGGGGCCCGGAAGCCGGGCTCCCAAAGCCGCCCCGCTGCATCCCGCCAGGAATCACAGACGAGGGTCACGGCCTGCGAGCGGCCGATGCGGCGCGCGCGCTCCCACTGGACCCTCTTGAGGGCTATATCGACCCCGTTCTGCATGGTCTCGGCGATCAGCACGAGCGGGCGAAAGCGCTTGCCCTTAGTCGGCTCTGCGACGCCGATCGCGTCATCCGTGACCCGGGCGCGGAGGTTGTAATCCGGCGAATTCAGGGCCCGGGCCGTGTCGCCCAGGATCTCCGTCGGGATGGTGACGGCCTCGTACAGGCTGTAGCGCTGATCGTAGGCGAAGGAGACATCAGCGTCCTCGACGTTGATCCCCTCGCGAAAGCCGCTGGCCATGGTGTCCTTGCCCAGCTTGGTCAGGATCAGCCGGCCGTCCGTGCCCTCATAGGCCAGGAATTCGGAGTGCCGCGCGACGCGGTCCACGATGTCCCAGCAGCGCTCGGTCAGAATGACGTTGAACTGCGGCACGACCTGGCCGTCGCCGTCCCGGGCGTCCACCTCGATCCCGAAGAGTGCGCAGAGCTGCTCGATGACCTGGCGGGTGGGCGCATTGCTGACCTGGTTGGCCAGGCCGCGCAGATACGCGGAACAGTCGACCAGGTCCTGCGTCTTGCCGCGGCCGGAGACGGTTCGCCGGGAGCCGGAGCGCTTGTTCACGCCCGGGGTGTAGCGATCCACCCAGCCCGTCAGGACCGTGTCATCCCCGATCTTCACCACGCAGCTCAGGCCGGGCTTGGCGATGACGCCCTTGCCTGCCGGGAAACGCTCGTTCACCTGCAGCAGGAAGTCGGGCGGAGTCCGCTCGAGCCCCCGCGTGACGCGCACCTCCTGCCAGCCGAGCAGCTCCTGGCCATCGACCAGCAGCTTCAGGTCACCATCTCGGGCAGGCATTCAGGCTCCGCGGACCATGAAGGTCCCGACGATGAAGTTGGGGTCCTCAGCCGCGGCATAGGCCGAAACCTCATCCGCCCGGGTGACGTCGCCGTAGAGGCGGAACGCCTGCACGAGCGCCGGTTCCGCCTGCGGCACCTCGACGGTGCGCAGGCGTGGCAGTCCCCCGGCCTTGGCGTTCAGCCGGCGCGCGACCGCGTCCCGCAGGCCCCGGAGCGCCGCATAGGAGCGGTCCTCTCCGGCGTCCGCCGCAACTATGATCTCGGCATCCAGCAGGGCACAGACCTGGTCGCGCAGCTGGACAGTCTCGTCCCACGAGCGGGGCTCCGCCTGGGCCACGGCCCGGCCGAGCTCGGCGAGGGCCGCTCGCCGGCACAGCGCGGCCGAGGCGGCCTGGGCAGCCGTCATGGCCCTGCCGATCGCGTCCCCGGCCGCCGCCTGATCCGCGGCACAGGCCGCCAGTGGGGTGAGCAGCCGGATGGCGTCGGCCGGGTCCAGGGCCATGTCCCGCACCAGGCGGGCGAGATCCTGGGCCGCCGCTGCCAGGTCGGAGAGGGTGCTCACAGCAGGTCCACCAGCTTGGAGATCCGCTCCACGCCTCGGGTCACCGCCCGGCGCGAGCTCATCAGGCGCGACACCGCACCGTCCACGGTCGAGAACACCCGGTTCACCTGGCCGAGCGGGCTCCGCAGCCCGCTCGCAAAGCGGCCGAGGGTGCGGTCGAGGCCGGGGACCACGGCCCCGACGACGCCCAGCGCGCTGCGCGCGTCGCCGATGAGGCGGGAGGCAACTGAGGTCCAGCCGGACACCGTCTGGCGAACCTGCCGAACCACGTCGACACCCTGCTGCAGGGCACTGCCGGCGCCCTTCACGAAGTCGGCTGCGGCGCCCAGGTCCAGCTCATCGGCCCATTTTCCGACCGATGCGCCGAGATCCTCGACGGCCTTGAGGCCGCCCAGCTGGTTGCCGGGCTCCAGGAAGTTGAAGGTCAGCTCCACCACGCGACCGAGGTCGTGGCGCCAGAGCGGCGCGAGCTCCTGGCAATGCACCTCGAGCTCGCCGAGCGTCGGGTGCACCAGCGGCCCCGGCCCTTCCTCCTCGGCCGCGGCGATCATCCCGCTCTCGCGCTCGATGACGTCGTCGCCGACGAGGAAGCCGGTGATGCGGATGCGCCGCCCGGCGCGCCCGAGATCCTCGATCGTGATGGAGTCCCGGAAGGGGTACTCGTGCACGGCCAGGTTCCGGCCGAAGCGGCCTTCCAGCGCCCACACCCCGAAGGAGAGGCCCCGCCAGGAGGCAGGGTGGAGGCTGTCCTGCCAGCTCATGGGGTGGTCCCCAGCTCAGGCCGAACGACCCTGCTCTGCCCATCGGAGGTTCGGGTGGTGACAGTGGTCGGGAGGGGGCTCTCCACCCGCACGCGGATGTCCATGCCCGGGCGGGCTTCTCCAGCTCCGGAGGGGCCTGCGGCGGGCGGGGCGACGCCCTGGCCAGGCCCGCTCGACGCTGCAGCGGGCCGACCGAGGCCGAGGGCAACGCCCCGCTCGATCTGGCCGGCATCCACCCCCCGCCCGTTCTCCATCCGCGCCATGGCGCCGACGACGCGGCGGAGGGCCCCCGCGTCCTGCCAGTCCATACGGGCGTTGGGGTCCAGGCCCGTCTCGGCAGCGACGCGCTGGATGTAGCCGGCCGTGTCGTTCCGGTCCTGAGGTGGCGCCCAGAGGGTGATCATCTTGCCGAGCGTGTCAGCGCCGCGTCGCTGGGCGTGGATCTGCATCTGCCGGACGGAAGCGGCGATGCCGGCCTCCATCGTGGCGTAGCGGCCGAACCGCCCATCATGTGGACGGGACGCATCCAGCCCCTGCTGGCCGGGGACGTAGGAAAGGTTCAGCGGGTTGTTGTTGCGGATCCCGCGGGGTGCACCCCCCTCTCGGCCGGTCACATCGCCGGCGGGGAGATCGTCCTGCGCCTGGCGGCGCGTGTGCCCCGGCGCGAGACCCGTGATGCGCTCGGGCCGGTTCACGAGGCCGAAGACGGCAGCGAGGTTCTCCCCCACCTGCCGCCACGCCCTCCAGCCGCGATCGGCATCATCGAGCGTGCCGGGTGCCGTTGCCGCGGCGCCTTGCCGGCGCGCGGCGCTCTCGCGCCCAGCATCCAGAAGGCCGTTCCACTGACGGCCGAGCCAGTCGTCGCGGCGCCGAGGGATGTAGTCCTGCCCATCCGTCTCGGCACGGCGCTGCCGCTCTTCCGCCGCCGCCGCGGCGTCGCCCTCGGGCAGCGTCCCAATGGGGCCTGAGAGGCTCCAGCGTTTGCCCTGCCCGGCGCTGCTCGCGTCCCTGTCGAAGAACCAGCGGCCGAGCGGGCTCTCGGAGAACGCGCGGACGCTCTGGTACCAGGAATTCCAGGTCCGCAGGATCTCGCCCAGCTCGCGCCCGAAGCCCTCCGGAAAGCCGATCTGGCCTAGATCGCGAGCGATCTCGCCGACATGGCCGGCGCCCTCCCTGATGGCCTGCCAGGGCATGGCATTGAATCCGTCGGCGACCAGGCCGATGCCCTGGTCCACCTTCAACCCCACCCACTCGCGATTCATGGCCAGCCAGGTGCCGAAGCGGTCCATGAGGGGAACCATGACGGGCGCGAGGCGGGCGGCCAGCGTGTTCGCCAGGCCCTGGCCGGCCAGGCTCAGGCGCCCCTGCGCCTCCTCGAACTGCCGCGCCGCGCGGGCCCCCTCCTCGCTCGTGGCGCCGTAGCGGTCCGCCTCTTCACGGAGCTCCCGCAGCCCTCGCCGCCCGCGGACGATCAGCGGGAGCAGGCCCGGCGGCAGGCGAAGCGCCGCCATGACGCGAGCCGTGAGGGCGGGATTGCCGATCCCCTCGAGCGCGCCGGCGACCTCGGGCAGAACGTCGGCCGCCGTGCGCGCCTGGCCGTTCGCATCCCTGAGGCTGACCCTCAGCTGGCGGAGGTACATCATGGCCGTGTCGTCCCGGCCGCCCATGGCGTCCGTGATCGCGTCGCCGAGGCCTTCCAGGCCCTGCGCCATGTCCTCGGCCGAGGAACCGGCGATCCTGGCGGCTGCCTGCAGGGAATTCAGATCCGGCACCGCGGTGCGGGTGCGATAGGCCACCCGGCCGAGGTTGGCGCCCATCCGGGCCCAGCCGTCGGCCAGCCGGTAGACGCCGACCACGCTCCCGGCCGCCGTGATGGCCGAGAGAGAGGGGACGATCGCCGACAGGCTCTCGGCGGCGCTCCGCGCCCCTGTCCGCAGGCGGTCGAAGCCGAAGCCCCGGCTCGTCTCGGCGCGGAGCTTGGCGAAGCCGGCGCTGAGGTCGATCGCCCCGCGCCGCATGGCCAGCAGCGGCTTGCTGAGCGCGTCTACGGCGCTGATCGTGACGCTCAGCGCACCCACAGAGGAGGCGGTCATCTCAGAGGCGCCCCTTCTCGGCCGCGCGCCGGGCCCACCAGAGCAGGGTGGCCGGCGTCATGTTCAGGCAGTCCTGCGGCCCGAAGCCGCAGGCCATGGTTACGTGGCCTGCTAGGCGTCCCCACCCGCCTTCGGGGCGGGCGGCGTAAAACGCTCGAAATAGGCCCCGGCCAGGTGGAGCACGCGCGGGTCCAGCTGGAGGCATACCCCCAGGGGCAGGCCGCTGACCCGATGGATCAGATGCACCGCGCCGGCGATCGAGGTGGACTGGACGCTCTTGGCCTCGGCCTCATCGAGGGCCTGCGCCGTCGGCGAGCGGAGCACCAGGCGGTCGTACTTCTTCCCGGCGAATTCGATGGCCGGGAAATTGATCCGCTTGGGCGGGATCTCCTCGATCACGTCGACATCGAGGATCGCGTCGTCATCGTGCATGTCAGGTCTCCTCGACGTCCGGGCCCTCGAAGCGGAGCTCGATCGTGGCCTCGTCCGAATTCACCTCGATCGCGCCGACGCACCACATGCCGTTGCCGGAAATGCGCTTGCCGTTCGCGAGCTCGAGGGAGACCGGCACGTCCTCCATCGCCTCGAACTCGGCGACGGAGATCTCGGCGATGTCGCGCACCACGGCCTTGATGAAGCCCGGGATGGGCTTCACCGAGAAGCCGTGCACGCCGTCCTGGCCGGTCAGGGTCTCCTTCTGGGAGCGCGACACGCCGTAGCCGACGCCGGACACGACGGGCAGCGCCAGGCCGCCCACGGTCAGGTAGGAGGTGCCCGCGAGGGCACCGGGCTGGTAGGCCATGGATCAGGCTCCCGTGGACTGGCGGAACTGAACCAGCCCGGCGAACTGGCGGAACTGGTCGATGGGGATGATCGGCAGCAGGCCGTCCACGCGGCAGCGGTTCGCGCTGTTCCGCTCCACCACCAGGGCCTCGGCGAAGCGGTCATACTCCTGCACCAGCCCGTCATCCTGCATGCGGCGGTACTCGCCGAGGATGAAGTCGCGGATGATGCTGGTGGTGATGATGCGCGAGCCGGGGCGCGGGCGCTGATCAGCGGAGGCCAGCTTGAAGCGGCCGAAGCGGCTGGTCACCCCGTTCTTGAGGCGGCGGATCGCCGCGGCCAGGCAGTACAGCCGCTCCGGGTAGAGGTAGCTGTCATCCGGCGCGCCCTGCCCGTTGGTGCGGTAGGTGGTCACCAGCGTGTCCGTCAGCACCGTGCCGTCGGCCTGCACCACGAAGGCGCCCATGCCGTTGTTCAGCAGGATGTTGCGCTCGCCGATCCCGAAGCGGAGCTCCCGGGGCGGCGGCAGCATGTCCAGGGGCAGGCCATGCAGCGGCAGCCCGGGATCCACCCGCACGCTCGCCGCGCAGCTGCCCGCCAGACCCGCGCTGATCAACCAGGAGGGGGTGGGCGAGCCATTCACAGGCACGCACACCATGTGCTGGTCGTTCCGCGCGGCCGAGAAGGTCGTCGCGCCGGAGAGGGTGGCACGGAGCGCCGAGAAGGCGCCGCCGTAGAGCATCTTGTCCCAGGACCAGCGCGCCGCGATGTGGTCCCGCAGCGCGTTCAGGCTCGTCGTGTCCGTATAGGGCATGACGTAGAACTCGAACGCGTCATCGTTCAGGTTCGCGAGCGCCGCCGCCAGGTCCGGGTTGCCCGAGCCGCCCGACATGGGCGTGATCGTCATGGCGAGGCCCGCCGGCGCGTTCTCCCCACCCAGGGTGCCCAGGAAGTTGCGCACGATCTGGATGTCGTTACCGGCCTCACCCTTGGCGCGGGCGGTCAGGGTGACGGTGCTGGTGCTCACCGCGGCCGTCACCGGCAGATCGGGGGCGGCGTTGATCGCGCCCGAGATGGCCGCGGCGACCTGGGCCGTGGTCTGGGTGGCCGCGACCGCGTACTGGATGCGGCGGCCGGCGATGTAGAGCGTGTCCGTGCCGGCTGCCGTCGGCGGCGCCGAGACGGCGATGCTCCCGGTCGCGGCGACCCCGGCGGGGCTGTCGGACAGCGGCAGCACGTAGGTCTCGCCGGTCGTGTCGCGCTTGCGATAGAACTCGGCCTGCAGCGCGAGCATGGAGCCCCGGCCGGCGCGGCCCTGCAGCCAGAGCACGCTCTCGAGGAGGGCCGGCAGGTTCGGCGCGATGTCGCCGGAGGCGTTCTTCTGGCCGATGATCAGGGTCCGCAGGGACCCGGCGGTCAGGTTGTTCGCCTGGGAGTTATCCACCTCGGCGAAGAAGAGCGTCGCCTTCCCGCCCTGAGGGATCTGGGTGAAGCCGATCATCAGGCGTCGCTCCCCTCATCCACGGGCGCGGCCGGCTGCTCGACCAGCTCGGCGTCGCCGTCGCGGACGATGCGGGTCCAGTGCTCGGAGGGCTCGACCAGCCGCCCCTCGGGCGGCAGGAAGTCGCGCAGGACCGGGTCGGGCACGGACATGCCCTCCTTCGGCTTCAGATACATGGGGGGCTCCTACGGGGCCGGAGATGCGGGGACCGGGCGAAAGGCGAGGCTCGATTCCTCGCAGCCGCAGTCGGGTTCAGGGCGTGCGGTCTCGAAGACCTCGGGCCAGACCACCTCGAAGACGACCAGGCCGCGTCCGAGCGCGAGCTCGGAGTTGCGGGTGTCGATGCCGAGGGTCGTCTTCACGGCGTCGAAGCGCTCGATCATCCGGGTGTCACCGCCGGTCAGCTCGGGTGAGGTGAGGACCAGGTCGCGCGCGGCTCCAGTGAGGCGCTCGAGCTGGGCTTCGACGTCCTCGGCATCGGTGGACTCGTCCGAGACCCGTGCCTCGACGGCGAGGAGGAAGCGGGCTTCGAAATAGGTCTGCTGCGCGGTGCCGCCGGAGCGCTTCAGCTCTTCTTCCCAGCCGTAGACGAGGTAGCCAGGATAGTCGCCGCCCTGCAGCGGCCAGGTCCGAGCCCGGAAGACCCGTCCGGCCGCCTCCGCGACACCGGCGCGGAGGATCTCCGTCACCTTGTCGCGGATGGCCGCGCGATGCGTGGCGCTCATGAGGTGGCGCTTCCCAGCTCGAGGTAGACCCAGCCCTTCCCGTCGGGCAGCGGGTTCACGACCGCGAAGGTGCGGCCCTGGATCAGGACCCGGTCACCCTGCCTGTGCTCGAAGCCGGGCGGGAAATCGGCCTGGCGGACCCCGAGCCAGGTCTTCGGGACCGAGCTGAGGGCGACAGCCTCCCCCATCAGGGCTTCGACCTGCGTCCGATCGAAGACCCCGTGGAGACCGGGCGGAAGCTCCCCGCCGGCCTTGGGGCGGTAGGTGATGGGCTCCCCGAACGCCGCCCGGACGGCGCCGTTCAGGAGGCCTTCGATGTCGACGGGCACGGCGCCGTCAGGCGCCGCGCTTGCCGCGCAGCAGCATCTCGGGGCGGGTGCAGATGTGCAGCGGGTAGGAGTAGGCCTCGGCCTTCACCCACTGGTCCCGGTCCTTGTCCAGGATCATCTGGATGTAGACCGGCTTGCCCAGGGTGTTGATCCACTGGAAGCTCTCGCCCGGCGACAGCGCCCGCTGGAAGACGCCCGGGGCGCCGACCGGGAAGAACTTCACCTCATCGGGCGCCACGGCGATCTCGGAATTGTCGTCCGAGCCGCGGTAGTTCTGCCAGTCGATGTCGCCGAAGGGCATGGAGGAGAAGGCGGTGCCGCCCCGCAGCTCCACCGCCGCGTTCCAGTTGGCGTAGGTCTGCACCACGTCCGGATGGGAGACGAAGTCGTCCCAGAAGGCATCGCCGGCGATCGCGTGCACCCGGGTGTTCGGCGTCCAGGCGCCCTTCGAGGCACGCTGCATCGCCCGGACCACCCCCGCGCACTTCTTGCGCAGCGTGCCGGCCGTGCTGGCGCCCTTCAGATCGAAGGCGATCTCAGAAGGCTGGGTGACCCCGAACTCCTCGAACCAGTCGTAGAGGACCGACCCGTCCGCATCGAGGAGCTTGCCCTGCACGGCGCCGAGGCGGTGCCGCTCCCAGGTGTACTCGATGTTGGACGTCAGACCCGTCGGGCCGGCCACACGGCGGGCCACCTCCGCCTGGATCTGCATCAGCACCGTCTCCTCGCCGAACTCGCGGATGCCCTGGAGCTCGGAGGCGAAGATCGTGTCGTCGGCCGCCAGCCGCGGCACCTCGAAGTAGCGCATCTTGCGCTTCTCCGTCTTGCGGGGCTTCGGCGCGGTGCCGCGCTCGGAGGTCGGGATGATGGTGAGGATGCCGTCGCGCTCCTCCACGGCGAGCGCGGTGGTGCGGATCGGCTTGTCCTCGAAGATGCCCAGCGTGCCGAGCCCGGCGGGCTTGAACGGGGTGCGCTCGACCGCCGCGGTCATCTCCACGGTGGAGAAGGCGTCGTTCTTGAAGACGTTGAGAATGCTCATCGTGAGGGAGGTTCCCGGAGAGGGGACGGCCGCCGTCACGGCGCGCCGGGGACCGATCGAGCCGGTCGTGGAGGGGCAAGCGCCCGCCGGCGGCGGGCGCCGAGCTCAGCGGGCGACGATGCCCAGGGCGAGCAGGTCGGCGAGGCCAGCGGTCTTGCCGGCCGCGTCCACGCTCGCGTCCCAGAGCAGCTCGGAGGCGTTCACCTCCGCCGCGCGGGTGACGCCGGCGCCGCGCTTGGTTCCGTTCGCCGGGACCGTGACGGTCGCGAAGAGAATGGCCGCGGCCACCTCGCTGCCGTCGCTGCCGGCGTTGTCGTAGGGGACGTAGTTCCCGTTCGCGGTCAGCTTCGCCAGCACGAGGCCGGCCTGCAGCGTGACCGGGGCGCCGGTCGTGTTCGCGATGGTGATGGTGTCGCGCGACCGGAAGCCGTTGGCCTGCGAGACGAGGAAGTGGCCGGGGTAGAAACCCTCGGACAGGACGGGGGCGGTGGGCATGCTCGGGTCTTCCTGATCAGCCGCGGGGGGAGACGCCGGCGCGCTGCATGGCGGCGTCCCAGGAGGCCGCGACGGCCTTCTTGCGGTCGGGGGCGGGTGCCTCGGACGCGGAGGGGCGGTTGCCGAAGTCGGCCATCCGCTGACCCAGTGCCGGGGCCGCGGCCTGCTGCTTCGGCAGGGTGCCGAGCAGCCGGATGGCCGCCTTCGCACTCATGGTGGTGTTGCAGGCCAGGTTCGCCGCGGCGGCGGCGCGGCCGGCGGCGGCCTTGGAGCCGAGGATGCGGCCGCAGCGGGCACGCTCCCGGGACCGCGCGGCGCGGGCCTTCGGGTCCCGCTCGTCCTCTTCGTCCTGCTCCTCGTCGTCCTCCTCGGACTCCTCGTCGTCGGCGGCGGCGGTGCGGCGGCCGCGGGCGCGATCGCGCTCCTCATCGCCGTCCTCCTCCTCGCCCTCGTCCTCCTCAGCGCTCTCGCGGCGATCCTCATCGTCGTCCTCGCCGCTGTCGTCGTCCTCCTCGGCGCGACGGGCACGGCGGGCGCGGCTGCGCTCCTCCTGCTCGTCTTCGTCCTCGCGGCGATCGTCGTCCTCGGCGCGCTTGGCCTTGGCGCGGGGCTGGGCCGGGGCGTCGGCGCCGGGCTCCATCAGATGGGCGAAGGGCACCAGGGCATCGGCGACGGCGTCGCGCGAGCGGGCCTTGCGGCGCGCGGGCGCTGCCGCCGCCGGGGTCTTGCGGGTACGGGACATCAGGACCTCAGGGAGGAAGGGCCGCCAGGGGCGGCGCGGGTCAGAGGGTGTTGAGGAGGGCGCGGAAGGCGGCGCCGGGCGAGCTCACCACGTCGGCGAATCCGGCCCTCAGTCCGGCATCCCCCAGGAAGGTGCCGGCCTTGGTGGCCCGGACCTCGGAGGCCTTCAGGCCCCGGTTCCGCGCCACGGTGTCGATGAACAGCTCGCCCATCGTGTCGATGTCGGCCTGCATGCGGCCGAGGGCGTCCTTCCCGAGGGGCTCGTAGGGGTTCCCCTCGGCCTTGTGCTCGCCGTGACGGATCATCGTGACGGTGATGCCCGCCTTTCCCAGGGCCTGGGACAGATCGACGTGCATGCCGATCACCCCCACGCTGCCCGTGCCGCCGGTCCGCGGCACGGTGATGCGGTCGCAGGCACTGGCCAGGGCGTAGGCGGCCGAGAAGGCGTTCTCGTCCAGGATGGCCCACATCGGCTTCTCGCCGCGCAGCCGGTAGACGACGTCGACCAGGTCGAAGCACCCGGCGACCTCGCCGCCCGGGCTATCGATGTCGAAGGCGATCGCCAGGACATCAGGGTCCTGCATCGCAGCCAGCAGCGCGAGGCGGATGCCGTCATACCCCGTCATGCCGGAGTAGGGCCGCAGGGTGCCGAGCTTCTGGACCAGGGTGCCGGTGACGTGGATGACGGCGATGCCGCCCACCAGATCATAGCCCTGGTCCCGCTCCCGGCGCCCTGAGCGGGAGGATGGCCCCCCGATCTCCTCATCGTCGAAGGCCTGCGGCTTGAGCGAGATGAGCTCGCCGCCGCGGAACATGCTGGCGATGCCCAGACGGTCCGCCAGGGCCGCCATGACCACCTCCGCCTTCTGCGGGTGGATGGCGATCGGGACGTTGAACAGGCGCTGGGCGAGGTGTGGGAACGGGGTCACCAGACGTTCTCCAGCGTGTCCCAGCCCCACGGTGCGTGCCACCCCCGGGTCAGGCTCCCGCGCGGTTGCCAGCTTGGCGGAATCGCCTTCGCTGGGAACGCGGGGAGGCGCAGCTCCAGCGACGGGCTGGGGCCGGATCGGTTCGAGCCCGCAGGGGTCCAGGCAGATGCCCTCACCGAAGCTGCGGAGCTCCAGCACCTCGCCCGCAATGCCCTGGGCAAGGCCACGGGATTCGGCGGCGGGCGAACGAGGGAGAGCAGCGCCGCGAGGCCGAAGGCCCCGCGACGGCTCAGCACGGCGTGCGGCATCATCTGTCGTTCCTGCCGCCCTGCGGCTGGTTGGGCGGGCCGGCCGCCCATTGCGGCAGCGGCAGCCCGCGCTGCTTCATCATGCGGATCTCGACCTGGCGCTGATCGAGGTTCTCCTCGTAGTCCCGGCCCTGCTCCGCGCTCTCCTGCTCGAGCGTGCCGAAGCCCGCCTCCATGCCGAGAACCGCGCCCTGGCGCTCCGCGACCGGGTCCACCCAGCCGCGGGCCGGGCCGATCCAGTTGCAGCGCATGTACGCCGTCTTCATCTCGACAAAGGACGGCGCGCCGCGCGGTAGCGGGGCGCGGCCGGAGTCCATGATCTCCTCGAGAAGGCAGCCCCAGATCGGGTTGGCGAAGCCGACCGCGAAGTTGTCGCGGCGCCGGATCAGGGTCTTCCAGGCCTCGAGCATGGCGGCCCGGGCGGAGGAGTAGTTGGTCTTGGAGTAGTCCCAGGAGACCTGCTCGGCGGACAGGCCGGACGCAGCCGCGAAGGCCCGGAGCACGTGCGCCTGGAAGTCCACGAATCCCGAATTGGGGTGCGTGGAGGTGATGGCCTTCAGCTCCTCGCCCGGCGCCAGGCGCGGGATCTTCACCCCGCCGACCGCGATCGGGTTTTCCTTCGCGTGCTGCATACGCAGCTGCTGGTAGGCGCTGAGTTCTCCCTCATCCTCGGCCGAGGAGAGGACGTCCTGCTCGTCGTAGGGGCTCTGGATGACGGTCGCGAAGATCGTCTGTAGCAGCATCTGCGCCAGCTCGGCGCGATCGGCCCGGGAGCCCATCTTCAGCCGGGATAGGACCGGCGCCAGGATACCGACCCCGCGGTGCTGACCGCGCCGGCTCAGGTCGCAGTCGTGGATGGTGACCGGCCTTCCCCAAGGGGTCTCCCGCGGGAAGAGGTCCCAGATCATGCTCTCGATCGCGGCGAAGTTCTCGCCCTGGTGCGCGCGACGGATGTGGTAGCCGGTCGCGGCGCCGAGATCGTCCAGAACCACGCCGCCGCGCAGATTCGGCGTATCCACCTGCTGGTAGGGGTTGGACAGGCGGTCGGGGTCCAGCAGCTGGACCGTGGTGTTGTACCGCGCCCCGCCGAGCCCGACCCGCTCCGGCGTCCAGAGCATGACGCCCAAGGCCTCGCCGTCCAGGATCTTGTGACGCAGGGCCAGCCAGTAGAGCTGCGTCATCGTCAGCTGCCGGGCGGCATCGCACCACTTCCCGGTATCGTCCGCCCACATGCGGTACTCGGCCTCTACGGCCCGGCCGAACTCGTCGGCCCAGACCGCGTCGAAGCTGCGGCTATAGGCCTGCAAGGCCCGGTAGTCCGGCTTCGCCACCAAGCGGAACTGGCTGCCGATCGCGCTGTCCAGGATCCGGGTGACGCCGCCGGTGACCCAGCCGTCGTTGCGGTCCAGGTCCCGGGAGCGCGCGACCATGCGGTCGCGGTCCTGATTGATCTCGGCATCCGGGGAGCGCAGCCAGGGCTGCCACTCCGACGTCTCCTGCCCGAAGAGGTTCGCCGCGTCGTAGGCAAAGCCTCCGGCCAGGCCGCCCGGGGCATAGCTGCCTCCCGGGCCCTGGGCCCGGGGGCGGCCACCCCCGAGCTCGGCCTTGCGGAGCGCCTTCGCCTCGCGCTTCCGGCTCACCGGAAGACCACGCTGCGCGCGCCGCGGCGGATGCCGAGGGCGGCGTTGATCTGGCGGATGATGCCCCGGATCTTCTCCTCGTCGGTCGCGGAGAAGGTCACGCTGCGGGCGCCGGTACCCTGGGTGTAGCTGACGGTGACGGTCTTCTCGCCCAGGCCGAAGGTGAGCAGGGCTTCCTGCAGGCGCGTGCGGTAGCCCTCCAGGGCCGCCCGCGACATGCCCGCGAAGACCCCGACCTGAATGGTGTCCGACATGAGGTCCTCAGAATGCCCAGCGGCTAGCCCGGGGGGCTGCGCGGGGGGTACGCGGCACCGGCGGCGCCGGCGCGGCCGGGGGAACGGGAACCGGGTCGGCGGCATCGGCCGCTTCCTCCGGCATCGGAACCGCCGGCGGGACCGGCAGCACGATTTCGGGCTGTGGGCCTTCGTAGGGCAGCTGCGCCGTCGCGGTGATGCGGTTCAGCTTCTTGCCGAAGTGCAGCAGGCCCTGCAGGGCGGCATAGGCATAGACACGGCAGTCCAGCGCCTCGTTCCGCTTATGGGAGGGGCACTCCCACACCCGGAAGCGGCGGCCGCCCTCCTCCTTCAGCGTATTCCGCTCGGAGAGCATCTGCTCGTACCAGATGACGTCCCGGTCCTCGCGGACATGGGTGAAGCCGGGTCCATGCTTTTCGAAGGTCAGCCGGTGCCGGATGATGTCCTTCGCCGTGTTGGTGCCGATGACGAACGGCCGGTAACTGGCCTTGGTCCTGGCCGTGGGCCGCTTCGCTGGCCACACCGGGGAGCGGGCGCCGTTCTGCGCACTCTCGCCCTTGATGCCCCAGACCTTCCGGCCAAGCCGAGCCTTGCAGAAGGCGTAGGCCTTCTGGGTGTGGTGGCCACCCGTGTCGATGCAGGCGGCCTGCACCCGGAAGGGGCGGCCGTCCGCGCGGTGGAAGGTGCGCAACAGGTAGGCGTCGACGCGCGCCCACAGCTCCTCGCTGTCGGGATCGCCGTCCAAGACCTGGTAGTCGATCGACCAGGACTCTTCGTCGGCGCCCCAGCCGACGATCTCCACCTCGATGCGGTCGTCCTGGACGTCGACGCCGGCGGTGAGGAAGCCCACCCCAAAGGGCACGTCCGCCTCCCAGGCCTCGCGCCGGGCCAGCAGGACGTCCAGCGCCACGGCGCGCCCCGCCGTCGGGCGGTAGGGGTTGCCGTCCTGGGTGTTCCACCAGACCTGCAGCTTGTCCTGGTTGCCCTGGGCGTCCACCCACTTGGCGGCGATGTCGGACGGCTTGTCCTTCTGCCAGGGCGAGTAGAGCTTCCCGGCCTGGAACCCGGCGTGCTTGTTCGGCACGGCCCAGCTGCCGCAATGGCAGCACTTGGCCCGGTGCACATCCCAGCGCGGCCCCTTCCAGCGATCCCAGACCGCGTTCACGGCCCGCTGGTTGGCCGCGGGGTCCGAAGGGTCCTCGGCGCGCCAGGCGCGCTCGTAGGCGTCGAGGGGCGACTGGCGCTCGCCGCAGCACTCGAAGGCCTTGGTCTGGTGCCAGAGCGTGGTGGAGAGCGCCCGCAGGCGGTCGCCCTCGGACCACTCGCACCCGCAGGCCTCGCAGCTGATCGCAGCCTTCTCGGGCTTCCAGCTCGCCCGGCTCTCCTCATCCGGCAGGACATGCCGGTGAAAGCTCGGGAATTGACGGTGCCCGCAGTGGGGGCAGGCCAGGGAGGCCCGGCGCTGGTCGCTCTCCTCGTAAGAGTCCGCGATGCGGCTCTCGTCCTCGACCGTCGGCGAGCAGGCCCGGATGGACAGCCAGTTGAGGTCGAAGGAGGCGGTGCGCTCCTCGGCGATCGCGATCGGCTCGCCCTCGCGGGTGACCGGGTACTTGTCCACCTCGTCCGACATCAGGACCCGGATCGGGCGGCGCGCCAGGTTGTCGGGCGAGCCGGCGCCGGCGAGGGCCAGGAAGCCGCCGGGGAAGCTCTTGAACAGCAGCGTCTCGTCCGCATTCCGCGTCTTGCTGCTGCCCACCAGGTCCCGCAGGACCGGGGTGGCCTTCACCATCGGCGAGATGCGCTCTTTCGAGAACTGCTCGGCCGCAGCCTCCTTCGGCTGCAGGAGCAGCATGGGGCTGGGGTCGAGGTGCGCGAAGTAGCCGAAGACGTTCTCGAGGAGCGCCGTCTTCATCAGCTGGGTGCACACCATCGCCGTGATGATGTGGACGCCCGGCTCGGTGACCGCGAGCATGGGCCCGCGGGCCACCTCGACGGTGCTGGTCTTCCATCGCCCTGTGCGGGCGCCAGCCCCCTTGGCCAGGCGGCGGAAGCGGTCGGCCCATTCCGGGACGGAGATCCGGGGCGGCGGCGTCAGGCCCTTGCGGGCCGCGCGCGCCAGGCGCTCATGCTTCGTCGTCGGGCGGGGTGAAGTCGGGCTCCGGCTCGCCGAGGTCCTCGAGCTGCTGCTGGACATGGGGGGTCAGGGCCTCGAGCACGCGGCCGGCCTCGATCCCGAGGTCCGCGGCGATGAGCGGGGCGACGCGGGCGGGCCAATTCATCCAGGCGTCCCGGAAGGCCCGAAAGGTCTCGAACATGACGGCCTCGGCCACCCCGATCTCTACGACCGCGTCGGCGTCACGCCGCGCGGACACCATGCCGCGGATGGCAGCGGCGGCGGCCTTCACCTTCTCGGAGCGGGCGAGATCGGGGATGTTCCCGGCCAGGACCTCGCGCTGGAATCCCTCGAGGTCGATCTCCTCATCGGGCTCGTCCTCGGTCGGCTTCTGTCGCCGCTTCAGCTCGCCGCCGTGCGGCTGGGGCTCCATCCGGGACGCCGGAGGCGCGTCGGGCAGTGCGGACCTGGGGGTGCGGACAGGTGCGGACTGCGGACCGGAGTCCGCGGGGGTGTCCGCGGACCGGTCCGCAGGGGTGTCCGCACCCGCCACGGGGTGCCGGTTACCGTGGCGCCAGCCGGTGCCGACAAGGGCGGGATCGAGCGATCCATCCCCGAAAGGCTTGAGTTTGCCGGCCTCGATGGCCTTGCGGACGAGCTTGTCGTCGCACCCCTCGCGCCGGGCGAACTCGCGCTTGGAGATCCCGCGGACCGTGGGTGCGGACAGGGGTGCGGACACCTTTTTTCGCCCATAGCTGGGGGAGACGCGGGGCGCGAAGCGTCCCGTGCGAGGGGGAGGGGTCAGGAAGGACCCAGACCGGGGGGGGGTGGGCGGGCGGTCAGGCCCCCCTTCCCCGTGCCCGCGGGTCACCTCCTGACCCCTCGACGTCGCGCCCCGTGCTTTCTCCCCGTCGGCCACCCTCTGGGGCTCGGTCGGGAGGACGTGGGCGCGGCGCAACTCGTTAGGTCAGGCCCAGACGTGCCGGCCGGCCAGGAAGCGAGCCTCCTGGCGTCGCTCGTTCACCTCAATGCGGCGGTGCAGGCTGAGCAGCGGGCTATACGTGCCGCCCCCGCCCACGCGCGCCACGCGGCCGTTCGTCGCATTGAGGCGACGCGCCTCGGCGCGATTGCGCGGGCTGCGTGCCAGCTGCTCGGCCTTCAGGCGCTGCAGCTGCTCGACGGTGGGCGCGGCCATGGAGCGCGCAGCCACGGTGAAGTGGGCGGCAACCACGCCGACGAGGACGCGCGCGAGCGACGGACGATGCATCCGCAGTGTCTCCGGTGATGTGAAGCAGAGCCCGCGTCAGCGGCGGGCGGTCGCGATTGCCTTGGCCAGCGCCTCGCGGAATGCGGGCAGCGATGCCGTTCGCACGACCTTCGCGGTGCGTGCCTGGAAGCCGAGGCGCGGCTTGTACTTCGCGGCTCGCACGAAGATCGCGAGCGGCTGCAGCGCGCCGTCGGCCATGCGGCGGAAGAAGCCGCCTGTACCGCCGGGCGTCTTGCCGATGAACGTGTCCTTCCGGCGCTTAACCGAGGCGAGCGCGCCGCGCGCCATGTTCCCGAAGGCGTTCCGCTTGATCGCGCGCGGGATAACGATCGCCTGACCCTTGCCGGTGCCGCCCTGCCTCGAGCGCTCCGGCTGCCGTGTCCCGCCCGTCTCCTGCAGCTTCAGATATTCGGCCTGCTTGTCCTTCACGAAGACCCGCGCGACCGGCTTGCCCTTTCGGGCCGCCTGGACGCCGAAGGCGTTCATGGTGAACGGGGTGGGGCGGTCGAAGACCGATGGCAGAGCGCGCCGGTTCGCAACCGCGGCGGTCTGGGCCACGCTGGTGAGCGCTCGCGCTGTGGCGAACGGGACCTGGCGCTTGGCCAAGTCATCCAGCCCCCGGGTGACAGGCTCGAAGTCGGCCTTCACCTCCCCGAGCTTCATCGAAACCTCTCGTTAACAACGAATGCTGCACTGCAACCATTGGGTGAACGCTGCGATATGCAGAAGCAACTTAGGAGCGAGTTGAGGGGCCGTGAGCCAGCGAGAGCACGAGAACGGATTTGAGGAGTGGCGGAGGAGCACGCTCCAAACGATCCAGACCGCACTGGCTCAGGGTGATCAGTATCTCGCCGGCGGCCTCGCAGAGTTTCTTCTGCCGATCGCGGAGCGATACGCCCGAGAGTTGACGCGATCGCAGCAGGAGCATGCATCCTGGCTCGAAGCCCGGGATGAACTATTGGCCTCAATCCGGCGGATGGCGAAGACGGCGGCTGTGCCGGAAACTACTGCACCTTAAGGGTGCTGTAGCCCGCCGTACCCCTTCGGCCGGGGATCACCTGCCCAACCATCTCCTTGGTGATGGTCACATTCGGGGTTGGCTCCAGGGCCCTCACCTCCGCTCGGGTCACTACGTGGTTCCCCACGATGACGCTCGGGTGCTCTCCCATGGCCGCGAAGATCTCGGGCTTCAGTTGCTTCATTCGCGCCTCGAGGGCCTTCGCATCGGCCTGGGCCAGAGCGTACTCGGACACCATCTTCACCAGCTTCGCGTCCTTCAGGACCGGACGGGTGAGCGGTGCGGCCTTCGGGGCGGCAGTCGACTTGCGGGGCGCGGCGGCCATCAGGCGGTTTTCCTCTGCTGCAGCAGGCGCGAGACCTGCTTCGCGTGCCAGACCTCGCCCCCTGAGGGCGGCCGGACGCCGCGTGCGGTGAGCGCCTCCGCAATCTGGCGGAGGCTGGTGGCGCCGGCGCGCTGGGCCGCTTCGATGTAGGGCCAGACGTCGACGTGGTAGGCGGCCGCGATCGCCGTGCGGGCGGCGCGGGCATTTCTGGTCTGCGTGGTATCGAAGCCTGGACAGTTGCGCGGGCCGCCGAGCTTCACGCCGCGCGCTTTCGCGGCGGCGAGTGCGGCTTTGGTGCGCTGGCTAATCAGGCCGGCCTCGAGCTCGGCCACGGCGGCCAGCAGCGTCAGCAGGAACCTCCCGGTCGGCCCGGGCGGGATCTGGGGCAGGTCGCAGAAGGCCACGCCGGCATCGCCGACGCCCTCCACGACCGAGAGGAGGAAGCGCGCGTTGCGCGCGAGGCGGTCAATCTTCGCGATGACGAGTACCGCGCGCCGGGCGCGACAGGCCGCGAGAGCGGCGGCGAGCTGCGGGCGGTCATTCCTCTTCCCGCTCTCCACCTCCTCGAACTCGGCGGCGAGCCGCGCGGTGGGCTGGGAGGCCATGAATGCGGCTACTGCCGCCTTCTGAGCTTCGAGCCCGAGCCCGCTACGGCCCTGCTGATCGGTGGAGACGCGGTAGTAGGCCACGAAGAGAGGTCCGCCGGCGGCGCCCTGTACGGGCGCCCTGAGCCGAGGGCGGGGCATTCTGGCGCTGTGTCACTCTTCAACGGGCGTTGTGGGCATTGTCACAGTGCCCCCTCATCATGAGAGGATCAGGCGACAGCGAGGGGAGCCATAATGGGTTGGCTGAAGGACCTGTTCGGCTACGGGGATCCTGATCGGAAGCGTGCTGACCGCAGTGGTACCCCGGGCATAGGAGAAGAGCGTGTAAGGCGCATCAGCCGCCCACGCCTCCGCGGCCTAGCTCCTGATCAGCGTGCGAGGGCAATTGAGGAATACAGGCAAAGCATGCGCGACCAGTTCGCCGCGACTGCCCGCCGAGACAGGGAGCGCGCAGTAGCGCTCGGGTGCAGCCATTTCACGTGGCGAAGCTGCGGCTGGGAAGCCGGGGCGTGCCCAGCTTGCGCACGCCTCGATGGCAAGAAGTTCCGCTTCGATCACCCTCCGGCAGCGGGATATCCGGGCGAGGTCCTCTGCTGCGCCATCGGCTGGTGCCGCTGTCATGCTGAGCCGGTAATTCCCGACTTCTCCAGGTAGGCCGTCTCTTCGCCGATGGAACGTGTGGGCCGTTGGAATAGATGGGAATTCTGTCAGGGCCGATTGCTGGAAGTCTGATGGGCCCCCGCAGCCGCCAACCAGTGGGCGCTGGTTGAATTGTCAAACTCGGCCTGCCCGCGCGTGCCGTCCTTGATTAAGTTGCCTGCCTCACCTGGGAGGAGGCGCACGCTCGCTCAGGTCGACAACCACAAGGAAACCGAATGTCACCAGATGAGCTGGCGAATTTAAGCGTAGCCGCCGCGCAAGTATCAGCAGACGCGGCTAAGCAGCAGGTCTTTGCTGCGTGGGCGTCGTTCGTGTCTTCGGCTATTCAGACGGTCGGCACGCTCTTAATATTCTTTTGGTCGGTATACGATTCGAGGCGGAGGTCGGGGGAGAGCCGCCGAGAGCTGCATCAGTCGATAGTGCGACAGCACAATCTTCCGATTGATCTAGTTTCCGAATGCGCTGACCGAGCACTCCATGAGATGCAACGAGAGCTAAGTGAACGCTTGTCCTCAGTTCAGATCGGGCCGCCACAGGACGAACCAGAAAGTGTTTGGACTCCAGCTCTCGAGGAGCTGGAGAGGATTACCCGGCTTGTGTTGAAGCAGCCGCTACCTCTTAACATCGCCCTAGCCGTGACAGAGCTCCACAAGTTTTCTGTGAAGCTACAGGAAGGATCAGCTCAGTGGCGCCCGCGAGCGGAGGTCGCCAGTAATTTCGAGCAATACTTCCGCGAGTTCCGGGTCACGAACGAGCAGTTAAAGTCGGCGCGGATGTCCTGACACAAGTTACCTGTGTTGTGGCGATTGGCGAGCTCCGCGGCCGGAGGTTGGACGGACTGGAGGCAGCGTTCGATGTTCTCAACCAAGCCCCGCCACGTCTGCCGGGAATTCGCCTATCCTTCGCCGCATGAGTGACGATCAAAAGCTGCCCCTCGTGGAGCGGCTTAGGCATCAGGCCCGGTACATCAGGGCCCAGGTCTCGACGGTGGAGCAGCTCTTCGCCGTCTTCTCCACCCTCAACGACACTCGGTGCATCCGCATAGAGGTCGGCCGCTCAGGTGCGGCCGGCGCGGCAGAGGTCATGCAAAGAGCCCTGCTCCGAGAGGTTGTCTCGGGCATCGCGCGCCTGTTCGATCCGGCGAAAAGGGATAGGGTCACGTTTCACACGGCCCTGCGTGATCTTAAGCGGCCGGAGATTCCCGTCTTGCTGGCCGAGCGGCTGGCTCTGGAGCAGGTCCTGCATGGCAGCCTGCCTGTGGCGGATATCCAGCGTCTTGCCGCCCAACTCGGGGAGAGCCTGGACCGGCTGATGAGCGACCCTCGGCTAGAGGCGCTTCGCGAATTTCGTCATCAGCACCTGGCTCACAACCTGGTGCTGGAGCCCAGAGCGCAGCTGCGCTTCGGCTATGTTCAGGAGCTCTTAGCCGAGAGCATCAGGCTCGCGGGCATCGTCGGAATGGCTGTCCATTCCGCCGCACATCCAGAGCCTGCGGGCCGCCCAAGGCGAAGCGCCATGTATCTGTGGAAGGCCGTCGCCCAGCAAGGGGAACGTGATCGGCGCCGGTCCCAACGCTCCTGGGCTACGAGCAAGCCGCGTCCCGGCCGGTGTCAGGTCACGTTCCGAAAGGGACGTTTGACGAAATGATAAGGGCTGGCGGCCGTACGCGGCGCCGAGGCCGCCAGCCATGTTCGGCGCGAGCTCCGTCACATGACCGCCGCCGGGTTAGGGCAAGGGGGTCCATCCGACCGCTTCCCGGCACCGCATGACAGAAGAGCGCGGCGCCCATCGAGACAGGTCCAGAACGGAAAAGCGCCCGGGGGCCGTGTGGCTCCCGGGCGCTCGTCACCTCAGTGTGGCTCCGCCCTTACCCCAGGATGGGGAATCCGGGCAAGCGAAAAGTGGACGGGCTGTAACCTAGGCGGCGACGGCTGTGCGGCCCCACATGGCGCGGGCGGTCACCCCATCGGGGGTGAAGCGGTACTCCCGCCCACCCGGCTCGGCCGCGAGGATCCCCACGCCCTCGAGCACCACCAGCTCCTGCATGCCGAAGCCGCGCCCGCCGGCGATCGACCGCGGCGAGCCGTCCGTCGGGAAGTGCTCCATGGCGGCCTGGCAGCGCCCGGTCATGCCGCAGAGGAAGCGCGAGATGCGCTCCGCGCGCTCGGAGACGGAGAAGGCGATCGGCGCGTGTGAAGCGCGGATGTAGGGGTCGGGCGCCGGGCCTGGCTCGACGGGCACGACGATCGGCGACGCCTCCGGGACCAGCTGCTTTGAGTTGAGCGACCCGGCCACCTGGCGCATGCGCTGCCAGTCCAGGGCCCACTGCTTGCCGGCGAGCTGCTGGCGGTAGAGCTCCTGGCAGATCCACCCGATGCCCTGGGCGAAACGCCGCTGCACCGTCCGGTGCTCCATGCCCATCTTCTCGCCGATCTGGCGCCAGCTCATCAGGTGCTTCTTCTGGCGGACCGAGATCAGGGAGCGCAGCAGGACGATGCGGCGGTGATCGACATGGGTCTCCGGGATGTAGGAGATCCAGCGGAAGGCCTCGTCCATCTGGTCGATCTGCCTGGCCGTCGGCACCCGGCGCGGCAGATCCTCGTCCACCCCTGGGGCGCCCTCGGCCATGGCCAAGGCCTCGGCCGGCCAGTTGGTCCGGAAGCCGGCCGGGAAGCAGCCCCGCCCGGGGATCGCCCGCAGCGTGTCTGTGGCGTCGCAGAGACGCATCTCCACCAGCTCGGTGGCGTAGATGGGCTGGGGCAGCTCGGACGCCTTCGCGGCCTGGGGCTGGGACGACATGACGGCTTCGGCGCTCCCATGCGCGAAGAGGCGCCCGCGGAGGTCCGCGTCGCCGGAGGGTGGATCGGGGTCGGTGGGGATGGCGGCGTGCTCGATGGCACGGCCCTGGAACGCGAAAGCGCCCGGAGGCGGAAAGCCCCCGAGCGCATCTCGCCTCAGCGTGGGGCCAGCCCTACCGGAAACTGGGGAATCTGGGCAAGTGTGTTTTGAGGCGCCTGCCCGGCGCTCGGCGGTGATGCTCTGCACGGTCCCTCGGGCGGCGGGCCCCCGCCCGGCGCGTTCCCATTTCGTATCACGCCTCTGCGATCTGTGCAGCACAATCCTTGTGCAGTGGCGCTGGGGGCAGGGGTCTCCGGCAATCCGCACCTGAAAAGTGCGGTGTAACCGGTGTTATAGGTGTTATCCCTTTGTTTTAACGGGGCGAAAAGGGTTACACCCGCCGCTGAAGGCCGTGTAATGGGTGTAATCGGGGCGTGTGGGACTTACACCGGTTACACGCCTTTTCGGCAGGGGTGTAACCGGTTTTCCCTTTCAAAATCATAGACTTTACACCCGCTACACCGGTTACACCGGGTTTTTCAGGTCAGGCGGCGTCGTCCGCCTCTTCGGCCCCCGCTTCTTCCCGAATGCCCAAAATCGCGCCACTCACCCGGTACACCCGAACGCTCCCCTCACCCGGGACATTCACGACGGCGGCGGACTTACCGCCCTTGCCGGCGACGAGCAGCCCCTGCCCCGCGAGCACCGCGGCGACCCGCTTGGCGTCCATCCCCTTGCAGACGTCATTGGTCCAGGCCTGGGGCAGGATCAGGTACTCCCACCCGTCCTTGTCCCCGGCCGGCCGCCGGCGCCAGCCAGCTCGGTTGCTGGTGCGAAGGGCTTCGGCCGGGGGGGCTTCCGCATTGCCGTTCTGGTCGTGCCGCACGAGGGGGGTAAAGCGGCTCTCGCCATGGGCCTCGAGGAAGGCCTGCACCTGGTTGATGGCCTGCTGGTCCTCCGTGGTCCCGGCGCCGCCGCGCTCCCGCAGCCAGGTCTTGAAGCACTCCCCCGCTGCCCGCACCGCCTCGCCCTTGGGCCAGGGCACCACGCCCCACTCGATCGCCATCTCCCCGGCCAGGGCGATGAGCGCGAATCGGTCAGCCACGGACCGCACCTGGCCCGCCGCGTCCTCGGGGACATGGAGCTTGGCGAAGGAGGCCTGGGCGCCCTTCACCCGCGCCTCGAGCTCCCGCTGCTTGCTGACCCGTGTGCGGACAAGCTGGGTCAGGAAGGCCCGGCCGGCGGTGCCGTAGTGGGTGCGCGCCTGCAGCTGCAGGTGCTTGGCCAGGTCTCCCGGGCCGGGCATGCCGTGGAGGTTCTGGAAGACCCCCATCCCGGCCCCGGCATTCGCCGGCAGGTTGACCAGCCGCACCTCGAGGCCGGCCATCACCTTGCGCTGCGCCTCGGCCAGCTTCGCCGCGAGGGTGATCTCCCCGGTGCTGAGGAACATGGTCCGCCAGGTCTTCGTCCGCCGGGCCCCCCCCTCCTTGCCGGCCCGGAGCTTCCCGGCCCCGTTCGCCAGCATGTAGATCGTGTCCGCGACGTCGGCCGCGCTGGCCTGGCCCATCTCATCCAGGATCAGGGCGGTGTCGGAGGTCTCGGAGGCCGCGCTCTCCAGGCCGTTGGCCGTCGCGCGCCACTGCCGCACCTGGGCGCCGCGCGCCCCCTTCCCCCAAACCGAGCCCGCCACATAGAGGGTGGTGCTCTTCCCGGTCTGGCTGTCGCCGACGATGTGGATGCCGCCGCTGTCCCCGCCGACCACGTCCAGGAGGGGCGTGGCGAGGGCCGTGCAGATGGCCAGGGCCAGGCGATGGTTGCCGACCGCATAGGCCGCCACATTCGTCTTCCAGCCCTGCAGGTCCCCGGCGGGGATGAAGGCGCCGTCTGTGCCGGCATGATCCGTCTGCAGGATCACCGAGCCGGCCGCCGGGCCGAAGGCCTCCCCACCAGGCAGGATGAAGACCGGCTTGCCCTGGCTGGTGTGCCACCCCGTCCGATCCACGCAGATCAGCCGGCGCTTGCTGCGCACCCCGCCGATGAAGTTCTTCAGGAGGGTCTTTGCCCGGCCGCTCGGGGAGCAGTGCAGCCCCGCGTCCTCCAGCTCCTCCGCGATCCGGCTGCCATCCGAGTGGACCAGGCGCTTCGGCACCGACCACTGGTGCTGCCGCCCGTCCCGGTCCTTCCAGCGGATGACCAGGCCCCAGGCCATGCCGGTTCCGTCATTGGCCTCCCCGACCACCTCGAAGGGCGCGGTGACGAAGAAGGGCTCGGCGAGGGCCTCCGAATCGGGATCCCTCGGCGCGTCGAACCAGAGGCCGGAATCGCGGAAGACGAAGCCCTTCGGCAGCTCCGGCGGGTCTGCGTCGAGCGCTTCCTCCAGCAGCTCCGCGAGCAGGTCCTCCGTCACGGTCTCCGGCAGCGCATCCGCCAGGTCCCACCCCTCCGGCCACTCGCGCGGCACCTGGACGATCGAGAAGGAGGCCGCCCGGATCGTCCCCCGCGCCGTGCGCGCCAGGGCAGCGACGTCGTTCGCATATCGCCGCCCCGGCTCGTCCTGGTCCGGCCAGCACACGACCTTCCGACGGTGCAGGGGGCGCCAGTCCGCCTTCTTCGCGGCCTTGCTGCCGCCCTGGCTCGTGACCACCACATGGTCCGGGAACCGGAGCCGGGCCGCCTCGGCGGCCTTCTCGCCCTCGACCAGGAGCACCGGCGCCTCGGGCCGGGCGGCCAGGTCCTGCAGCCCGTAGAGCGGCACCGGCGCGGCCGGCCCCTTCATGTGCCAGCGCGTCTTGTCCTGGGGCCGCCCCTGCGCGTCCGTCCAGATCCGGCGGCCATGGCAGAAGGGCGCGACGTCCTTCTTCAGCTTGCCGCCGATCTCCTTCTCGAAGCGCGCGACCACGAAGAGCAGGCACCCCCGCGCATCGCGATAGGGCCACATGGCCACGGCCTGCCCGAGCTCTGGGTGGTACAGCTCCCCCAGCTTCGGCGCGGGCACCGCGACAGGCATGCGCGAGGGGTGCCACTCCTCATCGCGCTTCTTCGGAGGCCCCGCATGGGCGTGACCGTTGACGGCAGGCAGCGGCGCGAAGGCGTCGGGTCCGACCGGTGCGGGCTGGTGATTTTCAGACATGGCGACCCCCCAGGTCGATGCCGAGCATGTCGGCGAGGCGCCGGGCGGCTTCGCCCTGGCTCAGGTTGTGAATGGCGGCGGTGAGGCTGATGACGTCGCCGCCACTGGCGCCGCCCTCGGCGAAATCAGCCCATTTCCCGGAGAAGAGGTTGACCTTGCAGGAGCGGCCGGGTTTGCCGCTCAGGTCGCCGCAGACCCACTCGTCCCCCTCCTTCCGGCCTCCTGGCAGCCACCGGGCGCAGATCTCCGGCAGCCGGTGCAGGGCAACCCGGTTGATCGCCTGGAAGTCGATCGGAGGAAGAGGCGGCGGGGCGGCTCGACGGCCGCGCGGGCCGGGTGCGCGCCCCGGAGTCATGTCTGACGCCTGCGGGGCACCCGCCCGCCGCGGCCCGAGGGGGGCATGGGGCTCGCGGCGGACGGTCCCTCGCCCTTCGGCGCGGGGGCGCCGGGCGAGCTCGTGATGGTCTTGCGGGCAAGCGCGCCGGCGATCCGGGCCACCTTCTTGTGGCTCTCGGCGGCTTCGTCGGCTTCGCGCGCGATGTGGAGCGCATCGTCCGGCGAGATCCCGCCATCCGCCAACCCGTCGAGGAATGACACGGAGACGTCCGCACCCTCGCGCATGCTCTCCGCGATAGCCGCGGCCAGCTCGGTCTCGTCGGCCGGCTCGATGAGCACGATCGTGTAGCCGCAGAGCAAGGCGATCTCGCGGAGCAGCGCGGGCTCTCCCGCGCGAGCGACAAGATCGACCAGCACGTCAACCGGCATGAAGGACTCCGGCTTGTGCGGATTCGCATAGTCGGAGAGCTGCGACTTGTGGACGCGCGTGACGCTTTCCGAAGCCAGGCCGCCGCCGACATGGGCGACGAGGTTGCCGGTGGCCGTCTTCAGCGCGGACAGGCGCTCCGGCGTGCAGTGGCGAATGCGCTTCATGGCGCGCCTACCGCGCCCGGACACGTTCCGGGTGAACCGACACCATGGATGGCAGACATTGCGGGCATGCACATCACCCCAATCACGCACGCCGCCGACGCCGCTGCGTCGAGCGGCTCCTTGCAACGATCTTGGCCTGCTGCGCTCGCGCCGGCTGAGCCTGTGGCCTCCTGGGGCGCGGCACGTCCGGTGGCCAAGCTGCGTCCTTCGGCCAATTTTCCGCCAGCCAGTCCATGCAGCGCTGCCAGTTCCGCACCGTCAGGCTTCCGCCTTGAGCGACGCGGTCGAGCATTGAGCTGTCATTGACCATGAAGCTCGACAGTGTGGATCGAGCGATGCCGCGTGCGTCGCAGTATGCGTCCGAGCAGCTGAGGAGATCGTCTTCAAGGGCCATGGCGGCACGTTACGGGGATATCCCCGTTATGGCAACGGGGATCATCCCGAATGACGAGCACCGCCATCAGCGGGGAAAAACCCGTATGGCAAGAACCCGCAAAACCTCGCCGGAGGAGTACCCCGAAGCCGTGCGGGAGCTCCTGCAGCGCATAGATCAGCGCATGGCTACCCTGAAGTTAAACGACAAAACTGCCGCGCAGATGGCAGGTGTCGGAGTGGATTGGATCAGGGATATCCGGCGCCGGGGCCACGTTCCCAAGGCAGATAAGCTCGCAGCTCTCGCCAATGTACTTGGCGTTCCCACCAGCTACTTGCTCGATGCAGTAAACGTGCAGCCCTCACAGGCGCAGTTGCAGCCAATGCTCACCCTGAGCACCATTCACGTCATGGGCGACGTTCAGGCGGGGGTTTGGAGGGAAGCAGTGCAATGGGCGCCGGTGGACTGGTTCACCATCACCGTCCCTGCGGACAGCAGGTTTCCTGGCGTAGAGCGGTTCGGGCTCCTCGTCCGAGGGGACAGCATGGACAAGGTGTATCCGGATGGCACGATCGTCATTGTCGTGCGGTATAGCGATATCGGGCGTGGACCCTTCCCCGGTGAGCGCGTGGTGGTGATGAGGCGCTCTGCTACCGGGTCTGAGTTCGAGGCCACGCTCAAGGAGTATCTGCGGGACGCGCGCGGGCGGCACCTGTTTTGGCCGCGCAGCAACGATCCCGACTATCAGCAGCCGCTGATCGTTGAGGGAACTGACATCGTGACGGATCGTCGGTTCCCGGAGCAGATCGAGGCCAAGCCCAGCGCTGGGGAGGAGGTTACCGTGTCGGCGCTCGTGCTGGGCAGCTACAAGCCAGAGACACCCATCTACCCCGGCTAATACGGGGAAATACCCGTTTTGTAGTTGACACGGGGATTTCCCCGTTTACGTTCGGGCCTCCACCAGGAGGTCCGAATGTCCATCGCTTCCCACCAGGCCCACACTCCGTCCCTCCGCGCGCGCTCGCAACGGCAGCTGCTGGAGCCGACGCGGGAGCTCGATCATGAGCTCCGCGTGGAGTTCAACGGCCCTGACAGCGTCTTCGTCGTCATCAACGGCACGAGCGAGGCGCTGACGGCCAACGAGGCCGCCCGCTTCGGCGCCATGATCATCGAAGCGGCGCGGCGCGCCGGGGCGGTGGTCTGATGAGACAGAGCTGCTCGACGCCGGAGCGCGACGCGTTCCTCCGCGCCAATTGGGCGAACACGCGTCTCTCCCTGGCCGATCTCGCCGCGAGCCTGAATGCCATGCAGGGCCATCCGCTCGCGGGCGGCACCACCGTGTCTGCCATGGCGAAGCGCCTCGGCCTTCCGTCCGTGCGCCGTCCCGCGGCGGCCGCGCCGACCGCGTCGCAGGTGCGGGCTGAGTCCGCCCAGGAGGCCGGCCCCAACCTTCACGGCATGTCCGGCGTGAAGGGCACGTCGCTCACCACCTCGGACGGCGGCGCCTATCTCCCGGCGGACAATGGCGACCGCGAGGCCGCCGAGCAGCTCTTCGCCGCCGGCATGTTCGCCCGCGCGGTTTCTGCGGAGCTGAAGGTCGACATCGGCCAGGTCAGCTGCTGGTACTTCGCCTGGAAGAAGCGGCAGCCCGCTGGGCAGGTAGCGGCATGATCGCCCGGGACCTGCTCCAGGCATCCGAGGCGGCGCTCCTCGTGGCGAATTGCCGTCCGCAGATGCTTCCCGCGGTGCTGGACCGGCTCGCCGATGAGACGGACCGGCTCCTCGAGCTGCAGGGCGAGCCTGCCGCGCCCCTTCGGCACGCGGGGCAGCGCATTGCAGCCCACCTGGTCACGGCGCGCGCGGCCCATCCGGCGCAGCCGGCGGCGGTGATGGACGCGCTGCAGGACACCCTGCGGCAGGCAACGTTGGTGCTGCGGCTGGTCGAGGTCCTGCCCATGGTGCCGCCGCCTGCCGTCCCCCTGCACTGGCGCACGCAGGCGCACAGGCGCCCGCGCTTCGCCGTCGTTCAGGGAGGCCGGGCATGACCCGCCTCCCCTCCCCTCACAACGCGAACCGCAAGGACCTCGGGGCCTGCTTCGGCCTCCTGACCGCGACCGTCTTCGGCATCGGCGGCTGGATGCTGCTCTACAGGGCCTTCGTCGGATGACGCCCTACACGCCGGACCTGCTCCACGGCCTGCGCAACTGGCCCTTCGGGGACCTGCGCTCGGGCTATTACCGCACCATCCTGGCCGACCCGCCCTGGCGCTTCGTCCTGCGGTCCACGAAGGGCGAGAAGAAGAGCCCCCAGGCCAAGTACCGGACGATGCCGCTCGCCGAGATCCTGGCCCTGCCTGTGGTGGAGCTGGCGCATCCGGAGGGCTGCGGCCTCGTGCTCTGGGGCACCGCCCCGATGCTCCCGCAGGCGCTCGCGACCATGGCGGCCTGGGGCTTCACCTATGTGACCGCAGGCGCCTGGGCGAAGCAGTCCCGGACCGGGCGGACCTGGAACATGGGGCCCGGCTACCGCCTCCGCACCCGCATGGAGCCCTACCTCCTCGGCACGCGGGGGGCCGTGCCGTTGATGGCGCGCAACGTCTGCAACCTGGTCGTCGCGCCAGTGCGGGAGCACTCGCGCAAGCCGGACCAGCTCCGCGCCGATGTGGAGCGCGTCTTCCCCGCCCCGCGCGTCGAGCTCTTCGCGCGCGAGGCTGCGCCGGGCTGGGAAGCCTGGGGCGACGAGGTGGGGAAGTTCAGCCCCGCGGGGGCCGTGCCATGCTGAGACGGTCCTCGCGCGGCCTTGCCCTGGCGGTGCTGACCAGCGCCGGCCTCTACCTCTCGACCGCATGGCTGGGCGGCTCCCCGGCTTTCGGCATCCAGGATCTCCATCCCGGCCCGGCGCTCCTCAGCCCCGAGGCGGCCGCGTCCCGTCTGCTGGAGGAGATCAACCTCTCCACCAGCGCTCCCACCCGCTCCCACGAGCAGCGCGTTGAGCTCCTGCACCACATCCGGGACCGCATCGAGGCCGAGCTCTCCACGCCGGAGGCATGCCATGGCTGAGGTCACCGGCATCAGCTGGGCAACCAGCACCTTCAACCCGTGGATCGGCTGCACACCCGTCTCCGCCGGCTGCAATCACTGCTACGCCGAGACGCTGGCCACCAGCCGTCTCGGCGTCGCCTGGGGTCCGCATGCCCTTCGTCGCCGCACTAGCCCGGGCAACTGGAAGAAGCCGCTGGCCTGGAACCGCAAGGCGGCGAAGGACGGGCAGCCCTGGCGCGTCTTCTGCAGCAGCCTCGCCGATGTCTTCGACAACCGGGCGCCCGAGGGCGCGCGCGAGGATCTCTGGGAGCTGATCCGCGCGACCCCTTCCCTGACCTGGATGCTGCTGACGAAGCGGCCCGGGAACATTCCCCGGATGCTCCCCAGGGATTGGGCGGACGGTTGGCCGCATGTCTGGCTGGGCACGAGCGTGGAGAACCAGGCGGCAGCCGACACCCGTGTGCGGCAGCTGCTGGACGTCCCAGCAGCCCTGCACTTCCTGTCCTGCGAGCCGCTGCTGGGGCCGCTGGATCTCCGGCACGTCTCGACCGGTGACGATCGCTGGGGCTGGCTCGATTCTCTCTCCGGCCTGCTCCACGTCGGAAGCGACCGGGTCGAGACCCGGCGCATCGGATGGGTCATCGCCGGCGGCGAGAGCGGCCCCCGCGCCCGCGCCGTCGAGCAGCCCTGGCTGCAGGAGCTCCGCGACCAGTGCGGCGCCCTGGGCGTTCCCTTCCACTTCAAGCAATGGGGCGGCCGGACACCCACAGCGGGCGGGCACCTGCTGGACGGCGCCGAGCACCTGGAGGTGCCGGCATGACCGTCTACGTGGACGATATGCGCGCGCGGCTGGGGAAGATGATCCTCTGCCACATGATCGCCGACACGGACGCCGAGCTGCACGCCATGGCGGCTCGCATCGGCGTCGCTCGGCGGCACCACCAGGGCCCACCCCAGCACGACAGCCACTACGACATCGCCCTGAGCAAGCGCGCGCTGGCCGTGAAGGCGGGCGCCGTGGAGCTCACCCGCCGCGAGCTCGTGGAGATGCTGATCGAGCGCCGCAAGACGGGCCGCATGACGGCCCCTGGCGGTGCGCTGAGGAGTGAAGTGGCGTGAAGCTCCTCCGCCCCCACGATCACCGTGCACCCGCGCTTCGCGCTCTCGCCGCCGAGAGGTGGAAGGCCGCCATGCAGCCCGGCGATTGGCACTTCAACACCCATCACGGGCGGTACCAGTTCGTGCTGCCCGGTGATGGGGCCTTCTTCTCTCCGGACGCCTACCTGGTCGAGATGCGCCCGACGGAGTTCGAGCTTGGCCTCCTGCGCCTGCGCGTCGCCCGTCATCTCGTACTCGCCGTGGCCCTGCAGGATCCTCGCACCAGGGAGCTCTTCACCGATGCCTGAGCGCGTCCAGCTCTCCCGCAAGAAGGGATGGAGGATGCCGCCCAACACGGTGTCCGTCGCAAGGCCCACGAAGTGGGGCAATCCCTTCAAGGTCGGGCGGCCAGGCAGCGGCCTTCCGGAACACAAGACGCAGCAGGGCGCGGTGAGTGCATTCCGGAGGGCGATCCTGAACCCCGTCGGGGGGCACGGTCATCTGCTCGACTTCGACCCTCATGAAGTCGTCGCACTGCGCGGCAAGAACCTGGCCTGCTGGTGCCTACTCCACGAGCCCTGCCACGCGGACGTCCTGCTCGAGATCGCCAACCGCCCCCTCATCTGCGAGGTGACCCGTGTTTGACACGCCGCACGATCCCAACAGCTGCGCCCGCTGCCTGGCACCGGCCCCGGGCATGATCGCCGCGCTGGCCGCCCAGGGCGAGGCCTGGACCCCACCGGCTCTGCTCGCCTCGATGCTCGGCGCCGCACCACGCGGGGGGCACTGGAACGGCGGCCTGTCCAACCTCCGCAACAACAACCTCGTCGAGCGGGGGGCCGGAGGGACCCTGCGGCTGGTGAAGGAGCTGCGCGATGGGTAGGGCTGGCGACCTGCCCGGGTGGCCGCTGCACATGCCTTTGGCGATGAGCTGCAGCTTCCTCCACTACACGGCCGGCCAGTTCAACGCCTTCGTCCAGGCCGGCTTGCTGCCTGCTGGACGGGATCGGGGCGACGGGGTGAAGGTGTGGCACCGCGAGGAGCTGGAGGCCTGCTCCCGCCGCATATTCAAGATGGAGAAGCAGGACGATCATGGCCAGGCCGTTGCCCGCGCCGCTGCTGCAGACCGCCTCGCCGGATTCGTCCCCCCGGCTGTGGCCGCACGTCGAGCTCGTCAGAAAGCCTGACGGCCGGCAATACGCCTACTACCGGCGGAACGGCCGCCGCATCCCCCTGCCCCTTCCTCTCGGCTCGAACGCCTTCCAGGTCGCCTATGAGAAGGCGCGGCGCGAGGCGGAGGGACTGCGCGACGCCCCCGGCCGCTACTCGGTGCAGGCGGCCGTCACGGCTTTTCTTGGCAGCGTCGACTTCGGCAAGCTCGCCTCGCCCACCCAGCGCGATTACCGCCGCACCCTGGACCTGTTCCGAGGATCCTTCGGAGACCTGCTGCTGCCGGCGCTGGACGAGGTCTGGATCGACCAGCTCCGCGAGGCGCATGGCGAGGACCCGGACGGCTGGAACCGCCTGCGCAGCCGCATGATCGCCGTCGTTGACCTCTTCCGGCGGCGGAATCCCGGGGTCATGGCGGACAACCCCTGGAAGACCGCACGGAACCTGCCCGTTGTGCGCGGGAACCAGAACCGGAGGTGGCCCCTCGAGCCCGTGCTCGTCCCGGTGTTCCGAGCCGCAACGCCCGAATTCCGCGCGCTGCTCACCGGCTACCTGCTCACTGCGCAGCGTGGCGGCGATGTCACGAGCTGGCGGCCCGAAGCCTATGATCCCGAGGCGAAGACGCTGGAATTCGTCCAGGCGAAGACCGCGAACCGGCCACAGCCGAAGCGGCTCCTGCTTTACGTCCCTCCCCGCCTGCAGCGGGCGTTCGACAGCGTCCACGGCAGGCACCCCGAACGCCTCTTCGTCACGCCCCGCGGCGTGGCCTGGACCCGCTCCAATGCCGAGGAGACCCTTCGCACCCTGCTGAAGAACCTGGGGCTCGAGCGCTACACCCTGCATGGGCTCCGCCGGACGGGCCCGTCTGCCCTCAAGCTTCTCGGCTTCGAGAATCGCGCGATCCGGGAGCTCACGGGCCACGACAACGACGGGAACCTCGAGATCTACCTCGATGACGTCGACGGGCACCTGCTCGCCCGGCAGGCCCAGGAAGCGCTGGATGACCGGTTCGGGCCTTTGCTGGACGCGATCGAGGCCGAGGGGGCGAACAGCCGCCGATTCTCAGGCCTCACGGGTCGGGCAGCGGCCAAGGCACGGCGTGATTCCGCGCTGCCAACAGGATTGCCAACTGCCAACAGCAGCGGCGAAAGCCCTGGAAAAGGCTAA